TGCTCCTGTTGCTCCAGTAGGTCCAGCTGCTCCAGATAAAAGATAATCGTAGTCTTTTTCATATTCTACAGTTACCATTACCTCTTCGTTACTTCCACCTGTATTATTACCAGCGACTTTATGACCTCTAACTACTAAAACATCTCCAGCTGTTACACTAAGAGAAATTGCAGATGACTCTTCAAAGAAATGATTTCCATCTGTATTTGCAAAAGTTAAATTTAAAACGTTATTTCCACCAGCATAATCTACATAATTTGCATTATCCGATGAAGCGCCCGGTGAAGTTAATTTACCTACACTTATTTGATAATCGAAGGCTGCATCTACACTTGCTGCTGTAGTGTCTAGATACTTAACAGATACTTTCGTTATTTTCATATCGAAAGGTATGTGCAAAGCAGAATTATTAGTTGAAGCCGGACTTAATGTTCCGTTCCAATCTACAAATTCAGGGTTTGTTCCAACTGCAAAGTTAGTAATAAGACCTGAAATAATACCATTGGTTGTTAATGTTCCTATACTTGCAGGCGGTGTATATGCTGATATCTCTATAGTTTCATTAGCACCTGTATTTTGTTTAGTAATATTGACGTTTGCTCCAGCAACAATCTTATCTTCTAAATATCCTGAAGTTGTATCAGCTGCTGAAATTTTTACGTTTTCATCTGTTGAAACTCCGGCAGCGGGTGCTACAGTCCAATACCAACCTTCTGTGACATCATATTTTAATTGTAAGAATTTATTGTCATCTCCAGTAAAATCTTCTACTGCAACTCCTGTAGAACCAGGAGGTAATGCAGATGGATAAATTCTATAATTTGCTAAAGTTCCTGTAAGAACTTTGTAGTTATAGTCCGCCTCGACATGTTTAAGGGGTCTATTCAATTCACTTGGATAAATTGGTTTCCAGTATCCGTCAGCCTCTCTATGAATATTATCTGCAAAGGCTTGTGAATCTAGTGCTGTGTATTGGTCTAAAGGTTTACTCACTTTTATTTTATTTTTTTGTATAGTGTTATTAAGTCGTCGTATCTTTCATTTGTTACCATCTCAATATAATCACATCCAATGTAACCATATTCTATGTAAGGAAAACAAACATATTCTCCGTAAAGTTTATTAAGTTCTACATTTATAGATTTTATCTTAGTTAAACCTTTAAAATGAATATTATTGATTTTATCTGGTTTGGCAGTTTCAAATCTATTTGGAAGATTGTTTACATAAACAAGCTCTCCCTTGTTTTTAAAACTAAAACTTACTAAATTATATATTCCCTCATTACTAGTGAGACAATTACAATTTGATGCTGGTACGTATGGATAAAATGAATCTATAAATTCCTTAAGTTCTTCTAATGAATTAAACTTAGGAATTGATTTTGTTCCATAGTCGTTTTTTCTATTCAACAAAATAGACTCTATTTTACCGTCATTTCTATCGATCGGTAAAAGAGACCTATAAATTGTTATTAATGATATTCTATCTGCAACCATCTTAAAAGTTTCCTGTTATTAAAAAAGCCAACATACCTAATAAAGTAGTTATAACCATCCATCCCATCTTTGTGATTTGGCTTTTCCACTTCATAAGTTCTTTGTGCTCTGTTAATAGATCGATTCCAAGGTCTCCCTTTTCTTCCATTTTCTGTCTGAATTCTGTGTTTTTGATTGTTTCTACAACAACCCCACTATATGGATTTAAGATTTCTTTCTTTAAACCTGAAATAGCTTCCTTCATATCGTTTTGGTTTTCGATAAGCTGTTTTATAGAACTTTCTAAATAAACTCTATTTGGGTCTTCAATTTTAGTCTTTAAGTCCGTGAAGGCATCAATTAATTCTTTTACTAATTCAGCATTTGATTTGTCTGGCATAATCAATCTATCTTTTCTTTTATATATCTAAAATATATTTAAGATAGATTTGATATGGGATTATTTTAGAGTAATTCTATTATCCATTCTTTATTAGTAACATCAATTGGTGAAAACGCGTATTTCCCATTAAATGCAAAATTAAGGTCGTCAACTAAATCTTTGAAATTATCTCGTAAATCTGCTTTTGTCCAATCACCATCACTAAGAGAGTCGTATGGATAAATTTTATATTGGTTTTTATTTGTAACAGAAACTTTAACCCTGTCTCCTCCAACATTAACTAAACCATTTTCTAATGCGTCTTTAATTTCACTAGTTAGGTTTTTTTTTTCAGTAACAAAACTTTCATAAGTTTTTAGATGCTCGAATGGAAGTTCTAATTGAGTATACTCTAGACCAATATCCATGATTCCCCATCCAACTTTTACGATATGACTAGCGCTTTCTGGTTCTTGTTTATTCCATTTCCATTGCTCTTCTTCTCTATGTCTTTTAAAATCAAATACTCCTGATCTTGTTGACATATTGTCTTCATGCTGGAAATATTCATATTGGTTATATGCTCGGTCATATTTTCTAAATATGTAAACCTCTCCTGGCTTAATCGCTAAACAGAAATATTCAAATCCTCCAGTACCTACAAATAATTTATATAAATAACCCTTTTTAGGAATTAGTTCAACATAGTCATTTACATAATTTCCATCTGCTCTAGTTTTAAATTTAGGCTTAAAGAATTTCTTAACCATTGGGTCTTTCATATTAAGGTCTGCAAGTTCTTGTGCATGGTTAGGTCCACCATAATCATTTGCATTTCTTCCAATTCTACAAGGAAGGGTTTTAAGTTCTCTGACATGACTTCCTTTTTTGTGACCCCAGTGGGTTAAACCTTTTTCTAATTGTTCTGGCCATGGGCCTCCTTTTTTCTCATTCACAATTGATTCATCAAAAAGTCGTTTTACGTGAAATTGCATTCCTGTACCTGCTTGAACATTTTGAGTTTCTCCATCTACGTATGTTATAGTATAAATTTCTTTTCTCTTATCAATCAATTCTATACTTTTGATTTTTTTTCGCATAAATTCATCTCCAGGCGCATAGTGGCTCACAAATTTAGCTTCGTTAAATACAGATTCTTCGATAGTCATTCCTTTTGCAGGGTTTGGAAGTTGTTTAAAGTTTTTTTAAGCCCATTCTTCAGCTTGCTCTTCGTCTTTAGCTTTTGACATTGCTGCTTCTACTCTTTTTGCGAAATTAGCCTCGTATTCTTTTCCAAATACTTTTTTAAGTGGCCATTCTTTGTCCCACATATCTTTGGTAACTTCAGTACCTTCATTAACTTTTGATTCCCAAGCTTGACCAAGCTCCATTGCAATATGTTTTGTTAATTCTTTAGATTTTTTCTTAATCAAATACTCATGTGGTTCTTTTTCACCATCATCAAAATTCATGATTCGAAGTTTAGATAAAGCTTTTGCTATTATCTTTTCCTTTTCTTTCGAATCTTTATGTGTAGAATGGGTTGCAAACTCTCTGAAATCTTCAACGTTGTCATAATCACCTAACCAATTTTCAACAGCTACTGTAATAGCTTCGACCGAAGATTTTTCTTTTGCGCTAAAACCTTCATTAACAGATTCTGACATGTCTAATTCTACATTCTTATCAAGTCCTTTAATAAACCCTTCTACTTCTTTCTCTGCTTCTTTCTTCTCAACATTTAATTTCTTTAAAGTATCTAAATGTTCTTTTTCTTTAGCACCATTTCCATTATCTTTAGCATCTTTCCATAAAAGAACGGTTGCTTTCAAATCTTGAGTAATTCTTGTGATTTCGCCAAGAGCCTTATCTAATTGCTTTCTTGTAACTTTTTTAGCTTCAAATAAAGTAACAATACTTTCCATACACTGCATTTGCCATTGTGTGTTTAAATAGTATGCTGCATATTCTTCCCTTGTTAAACCATTTATCTGTGCATTCATTTCTAAATAATCTTCCCATTCTCCTGAATGTTGAATATCTAAACCGTTGACTAACATAAATGCCTCTGACGTTAAAACTCTACTCATTTTCTTAATTTATTTTTATTAATTATATATCTTTTTTATTAGTGGCGCTTTTATATGCTGGCCGGTTACATGGACCTACCTACTAACTTGCATCTCCGATTGAACTTTAGCCCAATAATGATCTGTCCCTGAATATTTATATCCTAAGGGCCCTCCATTCCAACATCTTGCTATTTTTTCATCGCTTGAATTTTTATGGTGGTGGTTTTTCCAAACCTCAAACATTTCAATTGATTTTTCTCTGCTAGCCCGGTCTTTTAAAGTATATACTTCTTTTCCAAGAATTCTATTTACTTCTTTAACCATAATAGGTCTAATTTGTAAAACTCCAATTGATGGAACGTCCATGTGAGTATCTCCAACTGCAGCTTCGATGCCTCTGCTCTCTACTTGAATCATTGCTTCTAAAAGATTTGATTCTTCTTCTATTACCTCTACAACTTTTACAACTTCTATCTTCTCTTCTCTTTCAATAACAATTGAAGATTTAAAGTTTTCTCCAATTGGAAAAAGTGGAATGTATAAAAAAATAAGGCAAAGATTTATTCTATTTAAAATTACCATAAGACAAATATCTAATTAATAAAAGTTTTTTTGCTATTTTAAAATCTCTAACTAGATTCAACTTAAGACCATGGTCTCTAGCAACTGATTCTAGATGAGGCATCACTTCTGATATTCTTTTGTTTTTAAACATATATTTTATATTAACGGTTTTTAGAATGTTTCTATTATGCTAGTTTGAATCTAGAAAGGAAATCTCTCATTCCAAGGATTTTATCTGTATCATCACCAAATAGATTAAAGTAATAGTTTGGTTCATCAACAGGTTCATGTATGAATTCGTCATATTCAGGATATTTCTCTTTGTCCCAAACTCGCTCATCTACTAAAAAGACTACGGCAGTTAATTGGTCTCCAAGATCTGGTTCATGGAAGGTTGACAATTGAACACCCATTGAATATAATTCAGATTCTGCGTAATTCAATGTACCTGGAGATTCAGGATTGGTACTAGTTGTTCCACCATTCAGGATAATGAATGTCTTATCATTTCTTGCCCATTGAGTATAAGTACAAACTTTATCATTAATTACACGTGTTCTTCCATGTTCTAAACCATATTCTACTACTGCATGGCCGAATTGAATTCCTTGTTGAATTGGGCTAATGTTATATGGTACCAATCCGTACATTCTGTATTCTAATCTATTTTTCGTTTTTTTCATTATGTAATTTTATTAGATTTTGATTATTAAATAGGGTTAGCATTGCCCACCATGTAATTGTGCCTGCTGCTTCTGGTTCTGTGATGTAGTAGTATCCTGTCATTGTTAAACACCAGAATACCATTAAAGTTAAAAATATTTTCATTTGTTTTTGTTTTTATTTGTTATTGTAAATTTCTATCATTCTTGTAATTCCTAACATTGCTAAGAATCCTCCTAACAAAACAACCAGTGCTATTGTTGGATAGAGAAACATCATTGTAAAAAACCATACTGCGAATGATATTACCGAGTACATTGCCCATAATGAGAATATTGCTATTGTAGTATACATGCAAATGGTTTTTAATATTTTTAGCGTTTCTGCTAGGTCTATGTTTTTGAATTTGAGGTCTTCCATAATTTACTTATTAAGTTTTTGATATCTTTCTGTGAAATCTTCTTCTTCCCACAGATCTTGCCATTCTTTATGGCTCATGCCTAATTTTTTCTGACATTTTGTGTTTTCTCTTTGGGAACCTATTGCAATACCCATTAAAAGTATTGATGAACCCATTAAAAAGTATGCTCCGAATGTTATCATAATATTGGTTTTGTGTTAATAATTGCTAGTCGTATTGCGCCTCCTAAATCTGCATCATTTGGATACTTCTTAGCTAGCTCCTTAATAAGCTTAAAAATTGAGGTGTCGTCTAATTGTTGTTCTTTTTTCATGGTTTCTGTTTTTATTTGATTTTTAAATTATTAAGTCTTTTATTAATTACTTTTTCGGTTGCATCTGTTATCAACCTTTGTAAGTCTTTCATAAGAGGGTCGTTAGCTGAAGTCGGATAATTACCAACTACTAATGCCGTTTGAATTCGATCTAAAATCGATTGTCTCTCTTCTACTGATACTAATCTTTCTTTTATCATTTTTATTTGTTTTTAAATTATCTTTCTAAAATTACGAATGATCCGAAGTTTTTATCAAATACCTCTAAAAGGTTTTCATAATCTCCTGACATCATATCGTCTTCGATTGGTTGATGTGGTATTCCTAGTTGCTTAGCCAGTCTTCTAGCCTTTCCAAGTAGTACGAATGCGTTTCCATCTGGACCTGTTAGGTCTATGATGATTTCTCTGTTGGGTTGTTTCTTTCTGATCATGTCTATTATATTTGGTCGTTATATTCTCCGTAAGATTCTAAATTTCTTAGTTCTAACATAACAACTTCTTTTACGCCGTTATAATAAGGATCGAGAAAACAGTTATTTAGGATTTCATCGAATTCTGCTTTGTACTGATACGCTCTATTAAAGTAAATTTGAGCTGCTGCTTTATATTGACCTTTTCTTATTTGGTCTAAAAAGTGTTGAATTGTTTGGTTCATTTTGTGTGTTTTAAAGGTTATTATTAATTGTTAACTACAGTATAAATATAATCATTATAAACGACATAAAAAAATCTGGAGTGAATTATTTTCAATTATTTTTAGTTTAAAATTGTGTGAATTTGTAACTCATTTAATCTGTTAATAAAATTAGGTACTGCTGTATGCCACCTCTTACCATATAAATTAATAGCATATTGCTTAATTTGTATTTTTTCATTTATTGACAATTGAGTGTACTGTTTCATAATTTTTATTTTAATTTGCAAACATATAATGTAACGTAATTATATGAAAATGCTCTATGTGGTTCTTCAATAATACCAGCATTTATTAGTGCTGTAAGAATACCTTCGTTCTCGCTATAGTTTTTTATTATAACATCATTCTCGTCGATATTGACCATCTCATGTTCTAAGGCTACAGATGCTGTGCAAAAAGTAAATCCATCTTCTGAATCTACCAATCTTAGGCAGTTTTGACCGTTTGCGTACTTTTCTCTCCGTACTTCACAGATAGTTCCGGCGAATCCTAATGTTTGTGTTTTAAATTCTTGTGTCATTTTCATTGTTGTTGTTTTGATTAATTAATTATAGTATAAATATAACAATAAAAAACGACATAAAAAAATCTGGAGTGAATTATTTTCATCCAGATTTCAAAAAGTTTTCAAGAGTTTTTAAAATTCTATAACTCTTTCTTCCCCATCAGGGTATAATTTTAAAAAGTTCTTTGGTCTTCCGTATTTGCCAGCAAACCAGAACTTAGCATCATCTCCACTATAACTTTTTATGAATTTAAGTCCGTCCTCAGTTGGAGAGTCCCAAACAAGTGGCTCTTTATGGTCTTTTCTAATGGCATCTAACATTTTCTTATTAATGCTATTTCTCTTATAACCTGGTCTAGTACTCATCATTTCAATAATAAGATATCCTTCAGTTACCTGTCCCTCTATACAAGACCATATCATTTCTGAATTTTCAATTCTTTTATTATAACTCTTTTTCCAAATATCTGTGATAGGTGACGCCCCATATTGACTAAGACTTCCTCTCATCGGGTTAAACATCAAAATTCCAGCTTTACCTTCATCATATAAAGGTAACCATTTTTCATCATGAAAATATGCAAGTACCTTTCCAGCTGGAAACATTATATTCTGTTTCTCATTAAAAAACACAGTGATGTTGTCATTTACTGCATCTAATGAAAGTGCTTTTAACGGAAGTCCTGTTGCAGTATCAACTAAATGTTTTCCTTGCTTAGAAAAAGCTGCAAATTCTTTTAAATGCTTCATTATTTTAATTGCTTTTCTAGTTCTTTTAAAAATGGCTTATAATTATGTTCTCCATAAGTATCTTCTAATTGTAGTGCAACTGCAGTTGCAAGTTCTTTGTAGTCTAAATTCTCATCTATAAGATTAATTGCTCTATCTAACATAAATTGTAATTGACGAGCTTTTGAGCCTTTAGGAGACTTAACTTCTTCATTTAATGTCTCTTCGAATATTTGTTTCCATTTTTCCATAACTTATATATTTGGTTTTTTACATTTCAGTAAGATTAAACTTATATTTCTTACCAGTTTTTCTATTAATTAAAAATAAATCGTCAGAACCTTCTTGAATTGACCAGTGTCCAGAAGTACCATCTACTTCATTTTCTCTTCCTTCATTATTTAGGTTAATATCACCCACAAGTAGATTAGGCGTTTTTATCTGATCGCCTTCGGCCTTTATCCAAGTTTCTCCAATATACATTGAGCTATCACTTAAGAAAAGGTGTCTGATTTTAAATTCTGCATTTCCTAAATCATATTGTGCGTTTGCACTTGGGATAATATGTCCATCTAAATTACCATTAAGGTAGTCTGCAACATCACTATCTGTATATGCATTGTTTCCATCTGCACCAGCAGGTCCTTGAGGTCCTGTTGCACCATCATCACCTTTTAGTCCTGGTATACCAGTTAAGTTGATATTCCAATTAGAACTAAATGAAGATTGTGTACTTTGATAAATGTTATTCCATGTTATTACACCAGTAGCACTATCATATGAAGTTACTTGTACTATATCAAAATTATCTGGACCAGCATCTAAAGATACTATAGCATAATCACCACTTTGGTAAGATAAACCAGTATCTACAGTTACTGAACCTAATGTTACATTACCTGGATTTCTATCATCACCTAGTGAATGTGGACCGTTAAATGTAGTTGCATATTTTACTGAAGTTCCATCAGCGCCGTCGTCTCCTTTAGCACCTTCAGCTCCTACAAGTACAAAATATACTTCAGTACTTCCTGTGTTAACTGCTATCTGGTCATACGATACATTATATACATCAAATACATAATTTCCATTAGCATCTATACTTGCTCCTACTATTTGGTAAACATTGTTATGTCCAGGGTTGGCATCAAGTATTGTTTTAATTTGACCAGATTTTGCGTTTAAATATTGGTCTAAAAATGTTGATTGGTCGTCTCCATTTGCATCTTCTTTATGAAATGTTAACTGTGTAGCCTCGCCATAAGTTGAAGCTCCGCCATATTCCATATTTCCAGCTTGAAAACCTGGAGCCTGACCCATCCAATTTGACCATTTAGATTTACCGGAGGAAGGTATTGAAGAATTTACAGCAGCTGAAGCCGCTAATTGTACAGTTTTCAATGCATAAGAATTTTGACTAACAACTAGTGAATCTCCCTCACTACTAATACCATCTGTTAAGTCGCTATCTATAATAATATCACCAGATAAACCTACAACTCTAAAAACATGTTCTGGAATAGTTGTAGTAAATGCAACTGCACTGTGATGAGGAGCCCACTGTAAATTAATACTTGTATTTTCAGCTGAAACCGCACCGTATAATTCCCATGAAGAAGTATCTGTGTTGTAAAAATAAACGGAATATTCTCCTCCTTCTGAGTGAACAAAAATACCGGTTTGTCCTTCACTTTTTTCAATTCCTGTTTCTACAGTAGGTTCTTGCAATAATACAACGTCAACGTCGACGCCTGCTTTAAACCTATTAATTTTTTCAAATTTATTTATTAATTGTGCCATTTTTTATAGTAATTTTTTAAATTTTTCTGTTTCTATTTCTTTTATTTTATCTCCAATTGCAGAACCTTTAAGACCAAATTCTTTCATTATTTGACCTCCATTCGTAGAAGGTTTGTATTTAAAGAATGCCTTTACTAATTTAAGGTCTAGTTTATTTATCTTAGAAAATTCTAAAAGTAATTTTTTATCTAATTTTGCAATTTTCCATTCCTTACTTAATTGAAACGCGGTTTCTGGTTTAAGTTCTAAAAATCTTTTAAAGAATATAATTGTATCTATTTCTTGATTTGAAAAAGACATCTTATTTAATTCTTTTTTAAGAAGTTCTTCTTGGTTATCTCCAAACAACTGAGTAATTTGCAAAAGCCAATTATTAGTATCTAAAAATGTTTTGTTGATTTCCAAGCCGGGAAACATTACTCCCCAAAGACTAAATTCCGAAACCATATCTAAGTAGAACTTGGCAGACTTTGCGCTTTCTACAGATTTCTTAAACTCGTCTCTAATTCTTTCGCTACTGATATCTTCTAAGCTGTTATCGCTAATTATAGCCTCTGCTGTATTCTTTTCAAGTTTACTTCCTGTTCTACCTGCAAATCTCAATGCTCTTAATTTTCTTAATGGGTCTTCATCAAATCTTTCTTGAGCTCGACCAACTGTTCTAATTGTGTTACTTTGAATATCTGCAACTCCTCCTACCAGGTCAACTACTTTTTGACTTTCAATATCGTAAAACAACGCATTGATTGTAAGGTCTCTTCTAAGAACATCTTTATCTATTGTTGAGTATTCTACTGCATCAGGTCTTCTACCCTTTCCAATGTCTTCTCTAAATGTAGCAATTTCCATTCCTTCTGCAAAACTTGGTGTTTTTGCAATTACAACTCCAAACTGATGACCAACTTCTCCAATTGTTGGAACTCCTCCAGATTTTAAGATTTTTATAACCTCTTCTGGCTTAGCATCGGTTGCTAAATCAAAGTCTTTTGGTTTTTGGCCAAGAAGTGCATCTCGGACAGCTCCTCCAACAATGTATAATTCCCTTTTATTCTTCTTAAAAAGTTTATGAAGGTCTTTAACATCTTTTGGTACATTTAATTTTAGATTCTGCTGTGCTTCTAAAATATTCATGAATTCATTTATTGGTTTAATTCTCATAAGTTATATATTGATTTTATATAGTATAAATATAATCATAATAAACGACAAATAAAAATCTGAGGGCATAAAAAAGGACTCCTTAGAGTCCTTAATGTTTTAAGCTGGGCCACCTACTCCGAAAAGAAACATATCATCATCTGATTCATCATCTGTACCTTCGCTTAAGAAGATACCGAAAAGATCTTCTTGTTGTAAGGTTTTTTCAAACTCCTCCTGAGGTTGAATTGGTTTCATTTCAGAAGTTTTGGCTTCTTCTGAAATTCTGTCCATCTTTAATAAATGTTTTTAGGGTTTATTATATTATATATACATGAAATTCAGAAAAGTTTATTACCTCCATGAATTAAGTCTAGTTTGATTTACATCATGCAAAATAATTGTCTTATCGTTAATACTATTTGAATAAAAATAGTCTTTACTTAAAATCAGCATATCAGTGTCTATATTATTTAATATTTCATTGCTAAACATTCTTCCACCATTTGCCCAGTTAACATTATTATAAGTTCCTAATATTAAATTTATAGTTCTAGAATTTTTTGCAGCGCCGTAAACAGTACAGTCTACAATCCAACCCATTTTTTCTTCATTAACCTTGTCGTTCCATCTTACTCTTTTAATTCCAGCAAAAAAAGTATGCTCATCGTTACATTTATTTAAAATAATGTCGAAAGGTCTTATTGGTTTCGAATCAACATCAACATAAACTCCTCCAAAATCTCTTAATAATAGGAGCCTTACCCTATCACTTATATACGCCCATTTGTATAGCTTTGGATTTTTTATATAATTTTGTAAAAAGATGTCATCTTTATATAACTCTGTAAATAGTTCATTGCCCCATAAATGATACTCCCATTCAGGGTGCATTTTTTTCATTTCTTCTGAAAATTCCGTGCAATGTTGTGGAATTGGGTCTGGACCAATCCATATTTGATGGATTATTCTGGGTATTTTATTCATTATCTATGTGCTTTTTTCGCCTTAATAGTAGAAATGGTCACATTTGGATATTCGTCTTCTAAAGATTTTACTAATCTTAAGTTGGCATCATCGTCGTCGTAGAATTGCAGGTCATTAAAACCTTTATCAATAATTTCTCTAAATGCTTCCTTTTTTCTATCAGCAATATCACCTTTAAATTTATGGTGTGCGTTATCATTTACAGCAAAAACTAAATCTGAATCTATTGGATATTTCAAATGCTCCTTTAACCATCTATAAATCATTCTATGGTCATCTCTTGCTGTTACAATAGCAATTGCTATTTTATTTCTATATGCTTCTTTAAAGATTTTGAAATAGTAATTAATCAACTTCCCAGCTTTCATAATTTCTAAACTTTGAAATTCATCAAAATTTAAAATCTGGCTAGGTTTCTTTTGAAAGGTGTTAAACTCTTCTGGCGTTAAAGAGAACTTTTCACCAGTAATTTTATTGGTTACCCAGATTCTGGCTGCCGATACTATAATGGTGTCATCAAGATCGAACACTAGAATCTTTCCTTTGTCTTTATAGGGTTTTGCTTCGTTTAACTCGTTTGGGCTCATAACGGTTTATATATCACCGTTTTTATTTAAAGTTAACAAAGTTTGAATGTTAGAAAATATAACGCCTGCTAAAATAAGAAAGGCATACATGACTGGTTGATTTATGAATTCTCTCATCATAAGAGTAAAACCTGAAAGAAATATAAGTTTGATACCTAGACTTCCCCATACAAGTCCTATGCCATATTTAGGAAATTGCTTGTAAACTTTAAGGACCATGTAATTTAAAAATACTAGAAATGCGGCTCCAAAAAAGCCATAAAATAGAGAACTTAACATTTGTTTTTAGATTTAATCGTTATTATTTAAGGGTAATTGTTTTTCTATGTCTAGTTTCCAAAGCATAGAGTTTGGAATAATGAATTTTCTTTGATGTGGAAAAACATAAAATGTTGTCTTCCATATATTTTGTCTGACTATTCTTGCCTTTTTATTTCCTTTAATGTATACAATATCGTCTACATCAAAATCATGACCCCATAAGAATTGAAGTCCTATAAAAAAGTTTTGTATTAGGTCTTTTAATGCAAATCCTAAAAATGCAGAAAGGGCAATTAATGCCCACTCTATAATGTGACTTGAAACAAGTTCTTTCATTCACCTTGGATTTTTTTGAGTTCTTCTTTTAACTCATATAATCTCCACTCATAATCAAAAAGTTCTTCTCTTTGTAATTTACCAGCTTTCCATGCTCTTTTAGCGGCAGAGTATTCTTTTTCTAATCTTTTAATATTTCTTTTAAGGTCTTGCTCAGAAAGAGTTAATTCAGTTTCTACAACTTCTCTATAATATTCATCTGATTCTGAATATTTACCGGACTTTGTTACTACTAAATCAAAGTCTGAAAAAAGCTCTAAGAATTTATTTATATTATTTTTCATAATGCTGTTTTTTATATATATCCCGATCCTGCCAAGTCTTCTTGACTAGCGTATCCTATGTTTTTCTTACAAGCCTTACAGACTTTTCTTAAACTTCCCTCTATCAATTCAATATTGTATTCTTCGTGGGTACAGTTTTCTTGAATTGCTTCTAGTTCTTTTTGAAGTTTATTGATATTATCTAATATTTCTTTAACTTCCTGATTCATGATTCAGCTAACGCAGGGTCACTTTTTTTGTCAACTGGAAAGTTATTCAATATTTCTTTAGTAGTTACATTCACTGCGCTAAATGTTAATGCTGCATCCTGCATCGAAAGTATTCCAGCTTTTTGAGCTAATTCTGCAACTTGATGTAGAACTTTTACTGCTTCTTGTAATGTCATTTCTTTATTTTCCATAAATATTATATAAGGTTTATTTAATTAGTTTCAAAGACTTAATAGCATTTCTATAAGTTCTGGCTGTGGAAACATATCACTTTTATCTTTTCTGACATTTGTATGATTTATGATTCCCTTTATTTTACCTTCACATACTGCTTTATTCCATTCAAATGCATTAACGTTTGAGTGAAGCATTGCTGCCATTCCTTCTTTTATATTGATTGAATGCTTTTCTCCTAGAAATATTAAAAGTGCTTTCAAAGATTTTATTTGTTCTTCTGAATATTTATGGAACGCTTTATATCCTCTAAAGGGTTTGTCTAAAATACAAACTTGACTTGGGTCAACTTCTTCTTTAAACCAAGTGTACCATTTTCCATTTTTCTGCTTTAAACCACCTGCACTGCAAACTTCTATACTTATTGAATTTTCTTTAAGTGCATAGATTCCACCTTTTCCTATATGCCATCCAAAGTACTCATCATCAATTGCTCTTAAGACTTTACCATCATGTTTTGCATCTTTTCCATTTGAAGACGTACCACCAATTACATAATTGGTACCTACTCTACCTCTGCTATCTCTAGCCCAATGGTCTATACATTTGTAAGGGTTATGTCTTCCTGCTGTATGGTGCAGCATTATCCATTCTTTATTAGTTATTTTATGAATATATTCTCCTTTTGGAAGATGATATTTTTCTATCCAATTTTCATATGAAGACCTATCAGTGTCTAATTCGAATTCTATTGGGTCATATCCTAAAGACTTCCATGTTAATGGACCTACGATGCCATCTGTTGCTAATTTTTTTGATTTTTGGAATTTTGTTACCGCAGTGTGTGTTAATTTACCAAAGTGATTATCTACCCTGATACCTAAGATTCCTTGTAGTATTCCAACAAGTTCTCCTTCGCTTCCAAATTTAAGAATTATGTTTTTTGAGCTCATAGTTCAAGTGTTCTTTTATTTGTTTTATTGTTTTATATATTTCACTTTCATTTTTAGTAAAATGTTCAAACTTCCAAATTTGCTTATATTCATTTATTTTATAAAGAGATACTTTTATTCTAAAATGAGGGGTTTCTGTATTCTGATTTTTTATGGCTGCATTTTTTAATTGTTTAGCAGCACTTCCAGCAATAATGTAGTTGGGTATTATTCTAGCTGAAAGAGTAAAGCCAGAAGATACGTCTAAGTCCATAAAATAATAATCTGAGTTGACTTCGCTTTTTATCATAAAGATTCTTTTGATAACTGTGAAGCTTTCATCTTTAATATTTTTTAAAGAATTATTTTCTATCGGCTTTGTTAAATACAGATCAGGTAATCTAAAACCTATATCATTTATCATCCTCTTCTTTTAAAATATTAGACCTTTTATTATCTTCATTTTCCTTAGTAGCAATATCTAGAGGGTCTATTTCAGACTCTTCTGGATATAATTCAAAATCATGTGGCATGTATTCTGGATTTCCTGAAGGATCTAAAATATCGTCTAACTCTTCTTTAAGTTCTTCAGTCTCTCCTGGTTTAATATAGTCTACTAAGGACTTAATAAACCCTAAAGCAACTAAAGGTAAAATACCGGCTGCAACAAGTGAAAATATTCTTTTTTGAAATAACGGCTCTTCTTCAGATAACCAAAACAGTTCTGACCATTGAGAATAATCTCCCATGTGAGTAAAAGCATGATAAAGATTTCCCTGCATTTGCATTAATGTGATTGCTATAAAAAGAGCCCAAACTAAACTTTTATTCATCTTGTCTAAAATAACAAGAGAGGCCAAAGAAGCTGCTGCTCCAATTTCAAAAGCAACTGCTAAAGTTATAGCCATCCAACTTGGGTTTGCTACTTCAAAAAAGTCAATAACATGTACTGTTGATATTAACGATACTAGGATATAAAGCGAACAAAATATTCCTATAATGAATTTTCTTACTAAACTTGGTTTCATTAGTTTTCTTCTTTATTCTTGAAAGAATTAATTGGAATTCTATTCTTATCACTTAATTCTTCTATTTCTAGAGTTCTCCATGCTGGAGTATTTTTAATAATTTCTATCATTTCCGGAGCGGATATGATTTTCTCTCCAAATTCCTTTTTAACAGCTTCGATCTTCTTATCTACTATTTCGATATTATCATCTACTCTAGCAACAGATCTTGAAGTTGAACAGGATTTGAAGTAGTTTAAGATTAAAAGTAAGCAAATTACTTTTATCCCATGTTCTTTAAAAAATTGATTGAATTTATTCATAGTTCTATTTTTTTTAATAAGTTATATATCTAATTTAATAATTAAATTTGTCACGGAAAGCTTTTCTTATCTCCATGAAACTCTTATAATAATATTCTAAGTCATCCTTAGTGAGTTCAAAACATTGTGGCATTAAATCTATTTCATTGGCTATCCATATCTCAGCACCATCTGCTTTTATTCCAGTTCTATCCCAATAAGCAATCCAATAGGCTGCAGTCTGTCTGAAATAATCTTGAATCCATTCTCTTCTTTTAGGTTTTCTAGAGTTTTTATAGTCAATGATTTTTACAGTACCATCTTTTAATCTTGATACATTATCCAGGGTTCCAGCAAATTCACCACCTTTGACAGTCCATAAAAATCTTTCTGATTCTAGAACTTCATCAACCTTTCCAAAAAATCTACTATTATTGTACCAGAACTTATCGAACATTTTCCAAGCCTCATTATAGTAAAGCTGCCCATTTTCAAGATCTGTTATTTCTATAACTTCTGAATCTTTTGCTGCAGTGTCTTCTAAATAATCTCTCTTTTCTTGAGGTGAACCTGGCAGGGGTTTATATAATTCTATAAGTCGGTGCATGATGGTCCCTCTATTCATCGAAAGTTTACTGATTCTATCAGCCTCTTCTTCACCAACCCTTTGTCGCCATTTTTCTAGGCCAGACTTATCAGCCATAGAGCCCATAACGGTTGTTACTGAGGGCAAAGTTGCTATAACTTTACCATCTTGAGTCACTTCATAAAAACGTTTTCCGTCTTCTTTATAGACTCTTTTTATTTCTTCTATCATATTTGAAATGAATTTGGCCAATGATTCATGAATTCATCATGAAATGGCGATTTAGGGTCATAAGGCAGGTTATCTATAAAGTAAGATACTGCATTACCATTTCTTACGATTTTAAAAATAAAGGTTTCTCCTTCTACTTCTACCTCAAACTCCTTGATTATATCAATCTTCTTTACTTTTATCAGCATTATTATCTCTAACTTTTTTTAAAATTTCTAAAAGCCATTCGTAATCTTCGTGATTTCTAGTTGCCAATAACCTAAAAGAAATTTCGTCTGCGTATTTTTTTAAATCTTCCATATTTTACAATAAATTATATATAAAGTCCCAGATAATTGATAAAACACCTGTTTTCATAATAAGTTTTATGATTATATAATTCGCAAAAAGCCATGCAGAAGAACCCAATATATTTAAAATAATTGACAGCAAATCAAGTTTATCAAGTACTGGCCAAAATATAACTAAATATGCGCCAGATCCTTTAATTTCTTGCATTTGAGGATATACAATATTTGAAAGATTCAACTCAGTCATTACAGAACCAAATCTTCCCATTTCTTTTAAAACATATGCTTGTTGAATTTCTTCAGCTGCGCCTAAAACTTCATCAGGAACATTTACAACTCCGTAAACTCTTCCTATCCAATCTACTCTTAATTCATTTTTTTCTAATAATTCTCTATTCGACTTTGATTTATTCATGAATAAAAGCCAAATTCTCATTTCTTGAAAAAAGCCAAACCAGTGTAGGAATGGGTAAAGTGCGTAATTCTTTATAAGTTTCATATTTATTATATATGCTTTTTAAATTTTGTTCAAAAAGGGGCCGTTAAGCCCCTTAAATTAAAACTTCAATTAAGCCTTGTTTGCTTCTGAAACAGCAACTCTTACGTTTTGAGCCAATGTCTTAATTGTTTGCATTTGCTTACGTACTCTAGTACCAGCTGCTTTGTTTCCTTTTTCACTAAATTTTGTAGCATCTTCTTGTACATCATTTAATGTAACTTGTAATTGTTCTAATAGTTCTAACATTACTTCTCGTTCACTCATTTTTTAAATTTTAAAAGTTATGGTTTTTATATAAGGTTTTTAGATTTTGTTTAAAACAAAAAAGCCCTAAATTAATAGAGCTTTGTTGTGGAGGATATCAGAGTCGAACTGATGACCCCTTGCGTGCAAGGCAAGTGCTCTAGCCAGCTGAGCTAATCCCCCGAACGGTTATTTTTTATCTTCTTTTTCAGCGTCAGAAGGAAGTTCTTCTTTCAACATATTATCGATTGAAAATCTAATACTTGCAGCTAATTGTTGAATTGCTTCTTCTTCTGAATCTGTTTGATAGATTCTAAGAGTTCCATAACTGTTAACTAACTGATCGATTGAAAGACCTTTCTGCCAATCTTTTGTTTCAACTGCTAAAACTTCGTTATCTTCTCCATCCCTAGCTAAAAATATTTTGACTTCTTCGGTTAATGATTCTCTAACCGTATTTAAGATAGTATCTAATATGTGTTCTTTTTCTGCCATTGTTTTTCTTTTTGTTTTATTATATATCCTTTTTTTATTTTGTTTTACTTACTCTTTTAACATCCACTCATAAATAGTTCCATAAAGTTCTTTTTCAATATCTTTAAAATTATTTAATTTTTCTTTTAATAAAATATTTGACCACTGATTTTTCTTAGCATGAAAATTATGCCTTTTTCGTTCATATTTGTAATCTTCAAAAATATTATAAAACTTGGTTATTTTATCTGCTGCATTTCTAGTGTCAACATTTAACTCCTTTTCATAATCAATGTGTATGGTGTTTGGTTTTGTATATTCTTGAATAGCGCTGTTTGTCAGATCCATTCTTTGGAAAATGTTAAAAATTGATTTAACTTTATTTTCATCAATTGTTACTGTTTTTGAACCTTTTATTTTTCTAGCTTTTTTAAAATGTCCACTTGAAAGTATGGCTAAATAATTATTTCTTTTGATTGTTACAAAGTCAAATTTATCTGATAGCATTTCTATACCTTCGCGGAGGTCAACTTTAAGACCTAAAAAATGCATTGGTTTAATATGTATTAAAAGAAGCTTTCCTTCTTTTTCAGCAGATTTTATCATTTTACTAATATGGTCATTGTACCAGTGAGCATCTCCATCTTTAAGATAACCATTATAATGTTCTCTATTAACATTTAAAGGCTCTTTATTCTCATGAAACCAAAAATTAGAATTGTTTAATAATTGGTCAACAATAGCATTTGTACCAGAACAACCATAAGATATGATAGCAATATGTTTCATTTTTATTCGTATTTTTTATAAATAAAAGAATCTATATGATTCAATTCTCTTAATTGAGTATATAGCTCTTTCGGTATTTCATATGTTTTAGTAGATACATTCTTTCTAGTCGTATCCCATACTATTTCTTTATTTATTATAGAGCTAATATCGTTTTTTATAGAATTTACATTTTTTGTGGTGTAAACTTTATCTAAAAAATCATAAGTCTCTATTACGTCTTCTTGCATAATATCTATTTTTTGATGTGGCCATAAATTAGAATGATTATGTAATAGATATTTGGACTGCGCATTATGTTGAGACTTTGTTTTTATTTGTCTTTGAATATCTGTATCGTTATTTCTGTTATTTGCTTGATAATTAATTTTGGATTCTATAAAACTTACAGTTTCTCTAATACATGTAAAAAGAAAAAGTTTACCGCCGGTGGATTCAACAGCTGTTCTTAATTTTATTAATTTATCTTTTAAATCAAATATACCAGGATATCCCATGTGATGATGAACATAGACAGTATCGAATCTGCTATTAATTATATTGTCTAAAAAATCGTTTATTTGTCTGCTACACTCATTTCTTACTCCGAGATCTTTAAGAGATGAAACAGGAAGTCTATTAAAATTGTAACAAATACTCTTTCCTGTTTTATCTTTTAGATTTTTATTATTTTTGAGTAATTCTATTTCTGATTCTAAATATGGGCTTTTTGGATGAATATTGCTATCAGCGTTTTGTTGCAAATTCCTAGCAATGAAAGTTCCGGCGCATTTAGGTAAATGATAATAGTAAATTAAATTCATGAATATCCCAGTTTTTTTTCTGTATTAGAATTAAAATATCCATGCCTTCTAATAAAGTCGATGTCTATATAATGAACATTATTTGATTTAATAAACTTCTTACTTTTATTCTTTTTATAATATTCGATTTTGGCGATATTGTGGTGCTTTCTTTTTATTTTAAATTTATTTTCTATATTTTTTAAAGTGTTTATGTAATCATCTCTAAGATCTTCATATTTTATTAAAATATAGTTATCGACTAAACTTGGCATAGTATTACATAAATAATCTAACTTAACTTCTCTGCACTCAAATATATTTTTATATCTATTTCCTGTTTTAATATTTCTATCTTCGATAATTTCAGAATTTAGTTTTTTTGTAACTCCCTTAACATTTTCTTCAAGATGTTGCCACTTTGTATTTTCATTATTGATACTAAAAAACTCATCGTTTAAAAATCCGTAAATGTCAGTATAATATTCTAAGTGCCATGGCTTCTTATAAAGGCTATTAAGCCATTCATGTGGGTCTCTAACAATTCCTATAAATAAAGTTTCGTTGGTATTTATTAATTGGTCATGGCCAAAAAAATGTTTCCAGCCAAAATCCCAAGTTAATTCAATATTAAAATTGTAATTTATTGCTTCCTCTAAAAAAGAAGTTCCAGAGGCTCTTTCGCCATAAATTGTATAATTTTTAATCATATTTTCCTTCTCTAATTTCTTTTATTAAATTAAATAAACCGCTTAATCTATTTAAAAAATTGGTATATGAATCATCCATGGTTTTATTATAATGGCTAAGGCGTATTATCCTACCTGTAATTAAGTGTTTGACGTCTTCCTTTGGCCTGTCTTTAATACCAAATAGTACATCGCTATTTTTCCAAATATCCCAAATTCCAGGAATATTTAAAACTCTAAGAAGTTCTGCCTTATCGCCGACGCCATATGTCATATTTGAATTAAAAGTAATCTTTGATGTGTTTTTAAAAATCAATTGAGGTTCTTTCTTTTGATATTTATTTAGTTTTTCTGGTAAAAATATGTCATCATTTGAATGAATTCTTATCTGTGGAATAGCAATATATTCGACACTGCTGTCTACATTTGTTAAGATACTATTGAAATCTTCTAGTAAAAATGAATTAGAATCTAAAATAAAGCTCCACTTATATTTCTTTTTGCAATAGTCAAGCGCAAAATTTCTAGCACCGTTAATATTAATAACGTATCTATTTAGGTATTTGAGACTTTCATAAATCTCTCTTTGTCGATATTTATTTTTTAAAATATTTTTAAGTGTTTTTGAATCACTCCATTTTTTACAAACATCTTCAATTTCATACCATTTATCGAAATCTTCTTTTAAAAATTTTATCTCTAGATAATCAGTGTTGTATTTATTTAAAAGATTGATTATTCTTTTGCGCTTTTCTTTATTTACAATCCTATTTAGAATATAGAGTTTATCAGTGTTTTGGAAATCTTGTTCGTGTGTTAATGTAAATTCTAAATTTGAAAAAGTTTGATTTTCTCCATGAATACCGCTAAGATCGTTACCAAGTATGCGTACAATGCAATTTTTCATTTTAAACAATGTATATTCTGAGTGAATATTATATATCCTGTTTATTTTCTACAATTTCCCACTTAAAAGCTTCTCTATTTCTTTGATATTGTTCCATATAAAATTCTAAAGAACTTTCTGTTAAAGCCTCTACTTCTATGATAGAAGTTTCTCCTGAAACATAATAGGTTATTTTTATGAGTTTACTATTTTTCAATGCAATGAGTGTTTAGTATTTCGTCTATTTCTTTTGTCGTAAGAGTATCTAAGTACTTAGTATCGATTCTTAATTTCTTTTTTAAGAAATGCTCTTCTATTAAAATTATTTTCATAGCTCTAGAGTTTAATCTTACTAACATCTCTACTTCTTTTTCTGTTAAATCTTTATCCATTTTTAAATATTTTCTGCGATTAATACTTTACCTCTACGAATTCTGTTTTTAACAGTTTGAAGATTAACGTTGTGCTTATCTGCAATATCTTCATATTTCATGTTTTTGATAAGACGGTCTTCCATGATACCTTTATACATTGGCTTTAAATCATTGATTGCTTTAAGAGCTCCATAATACTGGTCCATGATTTCTTCATCTTCCATAATAAAGTCTTCTTCAGTTTTTTGTTCAAAACTTGCAATTAGACCTGAGATAGAATCATTAACAACTCCACTGCTTGAAAGCTGAACTCCAGCATCTCTCATTCCATCTAGAGAAGACTTTTTGTTTCTTTCTCTAATATAAGCAAGAGACTCATTGAATGCAATTTTATATAACCAAGTTGTGATTTGCCATTCTGGATTGTATTGGTCTATTTTAGTCCACAATTTTACTAGAGTATTAGAAAGTAAATCTTCAGCCACTTCGCTGTCTTTTACCATTTTGAATATGTAATTCTTTAGACCTGGTTTAACTCTTAAATAGAGCTTGTTATAGTCTTTTTCTGTTCGTGTGTTGTAGAAGTTTTCTCCTAATTCTCTGTAAGTCGCTTGTTTCATATTTTTTATGTTTTTTAATTATAGTATAAATATAACAAAAATAAACGACATAAAAAAACTTTATGGCATTTATTTTCAATTTTTTTTATCCTATTTCATTGAGAAGACCTAGTATTGATTCTAAATCTTGTGGTTTATAGTTACATTGCTCTACGCTGCAATTAATAACTTTATTTTTGGGATTAGTTTTGTATTTTCTATTTGGATACCCAACAATATTATAAGATCCCTTGGATTTGTTTTTCCATTCCTTTAAAGGCCAATATGAGTAAACTCTGTTTTTTTCAGCATCGAAACAGACGTCATCAATAATTTTGACTTTTTCAGGTAGCGTATCTTTTTGCCAAAGCTCTAATAAAGGAGCATCTGTTTCTGCTTGAATAAAATAAATTTCTCGGCCATTAAGAGCCATTACTGAATCATAGGCTGTTTTAGGGTCCCATGCAAAGTTACCTAAATGATATACAACGTCTCTGTTCGTAACAGTATCGTTCCAATTCTTAATTAGAGTTTCTGTCATTTCATCAACATTCTTGAAAGGCCGTTTCCATTTTCCAATGGCAGAAGGCCTTCCAAGTTGCATGTTTGATGTGATATAAGTTTTACTTTCCATTAAACTACTTTAAATTTAATATTGTATCTTTTCCACAAATCTTCGACTAATTCTTTTTCCTTTTTGTTATCTTCAGAATTTTTGATTTTACCATCTTTACTTGTGTCTATAAAGAGATAAATTACAAAATCATAGTCTTTAGAGTAAATTAGCGACTGCCCAAGACCAGATCTTAAAGAATTTCCAGTGTCACCTTTTTTAAACTCAATTGCAATATTGACTCCAGACATTTCTAAAACCATATCTGGCCTGTTTCTGGTTCCCATAAAGAGAGTGTGGTGAACTGTTGTATTTACATTTCCTTCCCATTTTAAACGCTGTTTTACGAATTTTCTTGCTGATTCTTTAGTCTTACCCATTTCTTCAACAATATATTCAGTAAGAGCATTTACCATGTGAGGATATGTAAACTGCTTAATCTTATCTTCACTTTGATTTTTGTAATCTATCGTATTGAAAATCTCATCAGTTGTTAAAGATTCGCAAACAAGTTCTATAAAATCTGTTCTTTTCTTGCTTTTAGTCGCTACGTCCATAAGTCTTATCCCTCGCTAGTTAACGTTGGTTCGACTTCTTCTCTGTTTTCTGCATCTTCTAAATGTTGGATAGTTCCATCAACGTCATTTAGTTCTACATGTAAATCAGTCATGACTTTATTAGACTCTGACATTTCAGTCATTGCTGTTGTAACTGATTCTCCTACTAATGTTAGCATTCTAATGAATTTTCTAGCATTTTCAATACCTTCGCCATTTACATTCAATAGGGCTTGGTAAAGTCCGTTAAGCTCATAGGCTTTTAACTCTAGAACCGGTTGATAATCAGCAACCTCTTGATCTGTTTCGAGTTCAGCAACTTCTTTAGTGATTCGAGTTCTTTCAGTTTTCAATTTATCGTATAAAGTTACGATAATTGCTGCATTTTTTGTAGTCCATGTGTAACCTTTGTTAAGGTGGTCTTGGATTGTTTTAATCATTTTCACATCATCAATTTCTACTGCGAAAATTTTGGATGCTTCTAATTCAGCTAATCTTGTTGCTTCAGCTTCTAGTTCATCTCTTTTTGTTTTTAAGTCTTCTAGTTTTGACATTTAATATAAATTTTAGGGTGTTAATTATATATCTTTAAAATTCGGAATTCGTTACCCTTAAATCGAATTCTTCAAAGTTTTTAAATTGCTTTTCATCTGCCTCAAATCTACGCTCTAATGTATCGTTTTTATCATCGCGTAAGATTAATCGGACTAATCTGGTAGTTGGTTCGATATCTAAATATATTACCATACACCTGTTTTTAATATCTTCAGGTAAAAGATCTAAGCCTTCTGGAGACATAATCAATATGTCACCTTTTTCAAACTCATCTCTTGTCAAACCATAATAGGTTCCTTTAAATATCATGTGTTCTAACATTTCTCCAGAATCTATAAGTTCTTTAAATTTCTCTTCTGTAGTATAATGATAGTCTACTCCGTCTGTTTCTGTTTTTCTTGGAGGACGCGTTGTATGACTTACACCAGAAATAAAAGATTTATGTTCTAATCTTTCTCTTAAATAATCTTTTCCTGCTGCTGCTTTTCCTACTAAAATAAGTTTCATGTGTATTATATAAAAAATTAAAAAATAGTTTATCACTTAGCGTAAAACATTAGAAAACTTTAAATTTTCTAATTTAGTTCTTGCTACTTCGGTTCTTAGTTGTCTTACTTTTTCAGAAGATCTTTTTCCTGGTACTTTTTCTAATTCTTGAATCTGCTCTAATAATGAATTAAGCTGATTTTCATATTCCTTTCTTGTCATTTAATATGGTGTTTGGTCCGTGTAAATTCTTACCCATTCAGTTTGTCTTTCCTTGCATTCTGTTTCTTGAAAATCAAATAACACGCAGCTATCTTCATTTTCTAGATACTGTTCTATTTCTTGCTTAGAAAGGTCCGCTTCATAAGTGATTGTTTTTTGTATTATTACTGTTTTTATTAATTTTGCCATTTTAGTTTATTTTACCCAATCATTAAATGCATGGGTGAACGCATCTACTATTTCCATAGTTGGGTATTCTTTTATTATTTTTGTAGCCGTGTTCTCTACTTCCCATCTTAAACCGTGCTTTTCTGCTTCTTTAAGAATTAAATTAACATGCTCGTAGTCTTTCTGCGTATTTTGTTTTGTCATAGTAGTGTACTTATATAATATGCTAATTTGTATCCTGTGAACCCTCCTAGTGCAGTAGGAATAGGGAATAATAGAAACTTTGCAAGACTGGTAACGTATTTAGGTCTGTTAATAACCTTGCTAATATAGAAGTAATGAATCATGTAACAAATAAGAACTGCAATATCTAGTCTTACAGCAATAAATGGAACTATGATAGCTCCACTTAAACCAAAGAAAAAGTTCTCTAAAATAACATGTCTGAACTCACCAGGTTTAAGAGTTTTATACTCTTCTTTCATTACTTTAATTGTCTTCACGCTCTTTTTATTTTTTGCCATTTCTCCTTATATATCTGTTAATATTTCTAACATATTCATATTCTAATTCTACCGTATCTTTATAAGAAAATCGCAATGTTTTTTGAGGAAAACAAGCTCCACTTAAATTATAATGTGGAGTCTCTATTTCATAGTTATAAGTTACAGGAATCTGTTCTTTTATTGTAACTACTCTGGTTCCGCATGAAGCTAAAAGAATTACTCCTAAAAGAAATAAAAGGAAAGCCATTAAAAGTCTACTATCTCTCTCCCACATCTTCTCCAAAAATTTCATTCATATAACTACATTTTGGGTTATGTGACTTAACAACTTTTCCAGTTGAACATGCACAGTCAACTTGCATAACCTCTATAAATAAATCTACCCAATTGTCTATGACGTTTGGGAATATCTTTTGTGTTCTTTTGGCCCACTTTTCAGCCCAAGAAGTTGCTACAGTTTTTTGTTCTTCTGTTTTGCAACTACCTACAATTTTTTTAACGTATGTTATTTGTTCTTTTAAATGCATATTTTTAATATAAAAGCAGAGTGAATAGTTTCACTCTGCTGTATTTATCTATGATTTTTATTTAACCAATTTAGGGTTTGTAATTAAGTTAGAGATTTTATTTCTAACTTCAGTTAAGGTAGTTCTATTGTAGAATTTACCGTCTTTGAAGATAGTTTTCAATTCTCCTTCTGCTTCTGTTTTTCTAGAAACCATATCTCTTAGTTCTAGTTCTCCAGTTTCTGGGTTCTTACTTACATGTAATAAACCTTTTGCAGATTTTTTGGTTCCATCATCTGTGATAGGGTCTTTAAAGATTTCTCTTCCTTTTCCTTCAACTTCAACATAGGTTGCTTTCATTGCGAAACCAAATGTATCTCTAGTGTTGTACTGATAAGTGTAACTTCCAATACCTAGAACTACGTTTGTAGAAGCGAATCCTTTTCTAGCAAGTCTTTCAATAATTTGTCTTGCTCGATCTGGAGTAATACTATCTCCATAAATTGCTCCAATATGCTGGTCTAAGACTTTGTAACCCTGTGAATTTGTGGTTCCTCCAAAGGTTTCCCATAAAAGTTCAATTAAACCTTTATTAGCAGGATGTGCATCACCCACAGTGATTGCCTTGCCCTTGAACTCGTCTGTCGTAAGAGAGTTATATCCACAAAGAATATCTACTGGGTCTCCACTGTCAGGTCGAATAACTATTTTACCATCTCGACTCATGATTTCGTCTTTTAAAGTTGGTAAATAATCAGTGACTACTGTCCATAAGTCCCAAGTATCAGATACAATACTTAATATTCCTGTTGGATAAGTCTCCATAAGTCTTCTAAAGGTTCCTAATTCATCTCCTTTAGTTCCAGCACACATTACTGAATGCTCTGTAGCGTTTACTGAACCGACGATAAAACCATCTTCATCATAGTAGTTTCTGGCTGCTGCAATAACTGGCAAAGAATCACTTCCACTAAATGCGGCAGCATGTCCTAGTCCACTTAAGATGGTACTCATAAATCCTCCCATTCCTCTCATAGAAAAGTCATGTCCTTGGAAGTCTACGAAACCAATTGCATCTTTATCCGTTTTTAAAGCACCTTCAGTTAAAATTCGCTTATATAATAAAGCGATTGTTGCTGAAGTCATTGGTTGCCATAACATGTTAGAGAAAATAGTCTCTAAAAAGTTAGTCAACCATCCAAAGTTTCCAGTATTTTGCACTGTCAACATTGGAACTCTTAAAGGAACTTCAATTCCTTCTTCTATAGATTTCACTTCAATAGGAAGATAACCTAAATCGTGAAGTTCTTCAAAATGAGTTACATCATAGTCTGTATTTAAGTACATTGACAATTCAGTTTTCATTTGGCCACAAACTTCTTCTTTAGGCTGACTAAAAAAGTTTTCATTGAAATGGTCTACTAACCATTGAATTACCATTTGTTGTCCAAATGAAACAACTTTATCACAACCTCTCGGTGCGTACTTGTTTCCTCTTGGTGTCCAGTTGGAATAAACAGTGTTTGTTCCTTTTGGATATTGTTGATGGTGTCCTGTTTTGTAACCATCTGTTAAAAATAAGCTATTCATTTTCATATTATATAGGTTTATTTGTTACAATTTATAATAGTAAGACTCTTTGATTCAAATTCACGAACAATAGAGTCTGTGGTGTATACATGGTCGACATGTTCGATCGGAAGACCTTTAGTAAAGAGACCATGTGTTACTGCTAAAACTATTCTAGCATTTTCTTTTTCTTTTTTTATAACTTTAGCAAGTTCAAGGAAGGTTCTACCTCCATCGCATATATCATCAAAGATAACATAGGTTGCGTTTGAGATATTTATGTCTTTCAGTCCTGAAATAGAAGTATGTGTTATTTGACCTTTAACATCTCTATTTTTAGAGCCAATTACAAGATTTTCAATCTTTGTAGCTTTCTGAATTTTGAATACTTTTTTGAGAGCTCCTGCATCTGGAGATACAAGTACCACTGGGTATTCCGATGTTGGGTAATATTGGTCTTTTACATCTTTTAAAACCTGATCAGCAAAATCAAGAGTATCGATTCCTTTGAAGTTATTAAGACACGCTTCTATTACATCTGAATGTGGGTCTAAAACAGTAACTCTATCAAAGTTTTGACTGTTAATAATTGGACAAACTACTGTTTTTAAATAGTTTGAAGTTCCTTCTTCGAATTTTCTATCACTTCTACCACCTAAGAAATATGGGGTATATAAACTGACTTTTTGAACTCCCATTTCTTTAAGGGCTTGGTTAGCACAGATTATTAATTCTAAATCTAGGAATGAAGTAAAAGGGCTTACAATTTCTACCTCTAAAACATCATGCTGAAATGCAAAATCTTCTATTTTAATAGATTGTTGACCATCTGGAAATTTATAAATTTCGTAGTCGATTCCTTTTTTTTGATTTGGGTATAAGTTGAGTTGTATCATATTGTTAATTTGTTATAGTATAAATATAAGAATAAAAAACGACATAAAAAAATCTGAGGGCAATTATTTTCACTTTTATTTATAAATTTTTGAATTGCGCCAATTTTTAAATGCATGGCTAATTTCTTCATCTACAGGTTTTATAGTCGTTTTTTGCACTTTGTTTTCTTTTTTCGGCATAAACTCTTTAAATATCTTAGTCAATTGATTCCATTGTCCTTTTGAGATGTCTCTTTTATCTAAGGCCCTTTGAAGAGTATAGGTTACCTTTTCCCAATCTTCAAGTTCTACCCACAACATGCAATCCTTTCCGACTTTTTCGAAACTTTTTTCGTTTCCGACAAAAGCAGTAGAACAACATTTTCCAGATGTCAGCTTTTCTTTTTTAGAACTAGTTCCAGATCTTAAACTTCTTAGAGTTCCAAACCCAGTCCTTTGAGTTAATTTGTTTGCCTGTTCTGCATCTTTTCTAGAAAGTACTTCGATTGTATTTCCAGTCTTGTGCTGTACAACATCGACACAGCCATACTTTTCTACTTCTGAACATTCAACACAAACAGAGTAACCTAAATCTGCCCTTCCTTGTGGAATACTTTCGCTACATTTTCTGCAAATCATGATTTTGATTCTTTAATTGTTTGTAAATGACCAATCACATGTTCATCGTATGCTTCAATTATATCCAATAAAGTCCAATGATCTGGTAATTGGCTTACTTTAGTTCTTTGTAACATTTCTTTATCGGTGTATCTTTCTTCTTTACTCATCTTTGTTTTGGTTTTTATCTAAATACTTTTTAAGTGTCTTATAATTCATAAAATGCACAAGTTATTCCGCGGGATAGCTCGTTAGTGAACCATTCTATAAACGACTCGTCACTTCCTTGTGAATCCTCCCAATTGTCTGGAAACAACTCCTTACAAATTTCTAACAATTCTGGTCCTGTTCCTGTATATACAAAGGGTTCTTCATGATCTACATAAACCATTAATAAAGGTTTATTGATATCAAAATCAGGTAGTATTGGGCCGTATTGCTTTGTGATTAAGCTGAGTAAACTGTCTGTATCAGCATGGTTTATATAGTCATTGTAAATATCTTCCATTATCTCTCTTCTCCATTTCTTAAAGTCTTCTAATTTAGTTTTACCCTGTCTTTCTCTTTCTTTTGAGTCATAAGCCCATTCACCCCACTTTGATGCTGCAATTAAAGCTTCTATAATAATTTCTTTGCTCATATTCTTTGTTTTATTTTAGTGAATCGTTGTCATATATACCGGCAATAAGGGCTATTCCCATTAATACCACTAATATTATAAATATTGTTGTCATCATTTTCTTTGTTTTTGGTTTATAGAGAATCGTTAAAGTCTTTTAAAGCGTAAATAAAGGTTACTCCCAAAATTACCACTCCTATTATAAATATTATTCTAATCATCTTTGTTTTTGGTTTATACGTAATCAACTCTTCCGTTTTGGTAGACTGCTTTAATCACTGGGAACCTCAATGAATGGGTGCCATTTTGATTTGTAGTCTCTTCAAAGTACTGAACAGTTATGGTCTTACCTAAAATTTTATTAGGATTTTCAAAATAGTTTCTTCTCTCATCGATTGTGAAACCACTTCCAACCTGTACTCTATTTCCTTTGTGTTCTATGATGACGTTCTTTAGCATCATCTCTTCCACTTCAAGTCCATCGACAATTACACGATTGGGGGAATTCTCTACGTCTACGACGATATACTCTTCATCATAGAATTTCTTTACCTTTAAGATATCAGTACTGCGTTTTCCTTGGTACTTATCGTCTTTTCGTAGCATTAGACCTTCCCAACCGCTTTGAACGGCAAGGTCCATCTTAGACTCAAACATATCCCAACTGGTTAAGAGGTCTTGTTCAAGTACTCTGTTGTATATTAGTGCGTCTTCTAGTCTTTCCATTACGAGCCAAAGATTATCAAGTCTCTCACTTAATTTTTCCCTAGAAGTCTTATTCTCAAAGTCTTCTAAAGATATCATATCGAAAATTTGAAATAATGGGTTTTCGATGGTGTGGTCTTTTCTTTTGATTTCTTTGATGATTGATTGAAAATCTTCATCACCATTTTCATCAACGATGCAAATCTCTCCATCCATCACGGTGTTGTAGAGTTTCAGTTTTTCAAGTTCTTTGGCTACATTTCCAAGTGTTTCAAATGGTTTGCCACTTCTACTTTTGAAAGTAACAGTTCCGAAATTATCGAAGAATGCTAAACATCTGACTCCGTCCAATTTTCTAGAAAGGTACCATTCATCAGAATCAAGATTGACTTTCTTTTTGGTTTTCTCATCATAAGTTGCGGCTAATGCTACATCGAATGTTGGAACCAAACCTGGTACAACTTTGTTAATCATTGAAGTTGTAGAACGGGTCTTAAGATTCCGGTCGAAGATGTTATAAATAAGGTCTTCATATTGTCTGTTCTCGAGAATGAATCTGTTTACTGCTGCAATTGCATCATGTCCAGTAATAACTCGATCATTTAAAGTATCTAATAGGGTAAATATAGTACCGAATTGATTTCCTATGGGGCTAACCAGATCACTTCTCTTTTTAAGATTTTTTGAAGTAACATAATACTGTTTAAATGGAGAATATACATACCTAAGGGCTTGAAGGACCTCCTGATCTGATATATAGTCTCTTAAGACATTTAATTTATCAGTGTTTGAGTTTGTTGAGTTACTTCTCTCTACGAATTGCTGTAATCTATCTAGCATATTTTAAAGGTTTTAAAGGTTATTATTAATTTGTTATAGTATAAATATAATCATTATAAACGACATAAAAAAATCTGGAGTGATTTATTTTCACTTTTTTTTATCTTAGTTGATTTAATTTATCGTGAATATACCTATTAATTCTCTCCCATCTACTGAGTCCTGAACCCCATAGAACTCTTTCGTCCATATTAATACACCAATAATTCCATTTTTTAAATAAAAATAAAATATCGATTGTTAGTTCTCCAGCATGTGTAATTGTTGGGAAATGCCATGTGATTTCGAATAGAGAGCCTGACCATATAAATCCTCTATCTATGTTAAGTATCTGAAATCCAAATTTTTGATTATCTCCACCTAAATAAATACTGAATAAACTTATTTTAGTAGTCCAATTATTTGTTTTCCATGCTATTTTCTGTAGTATCTTTCTCATTTCTAAAATTTTTTCGATGGTAGACCATTTCGTGCTCGTTCTAAAAAGTGTAACCATACTGCTCCATTAATTCCTATCCAAATGTTGTTTTCAAGGCTGTAAGGTTCGATCCATTGGCCGTATATAATTACTGGAAGACTGAATAAAGCGATCATTTGTACTAGTGCGAATAATTTGTATTTTAAAATGTTTTTCATTTTTATTTTATTTTTATGTTAATAATGTATATGCTTCTCCATATATTTCGTTTAATTCTTTCATGGACAAACTTTCTAAATCTTTTAATTTTTGGATATTTTTACTTCTTAAAAAAGAAACCCATTCCTTTCTCATTACTTCTGGCCATTCGAATTCAGTTGTTACCCATTCTATCTGGTCTATTGTGTGTTTTCTGTTTAATGTTATTTCCATTTTAGTTTAATTTATATCCTTTAAAATTTTTATGAGTTTCAAATACCCATTGCTCTTTTGCATCTAGGGTTTCGTACCATTTAATAAGACTTTGAATAGTACCGTTTTTACGCTTCATTATTTTATCTAAATCGGTTTTCATTCTGCTTGCGTCTTCTTCGGTATGATTGTTAAACCATTCTTGAAGTTTTGGTTTTACATGTAAATATCCTTCTTCAAATAATACAAAGGTTGCATTACATAAAAGCTCTGTTGTCTTATTTAATCTTTGTGCGAAATCTTTAGCTGCTATTTTTGCAGTTTGAAGTTCTGCTTCAAGCTTTGATTCTTTTTCAGTTTTAGATTCTTCTAATCGTTTTTCAAGTCTTAAAACTTCTTTTCGAAGAGCTTCGTTTTCATCTAATTGTCTTTGAGTCCTGTGGTCATCTAAATAATCGTAGGCTCCTGCATCTGAACATGGCATAATTTTTGGTTTTTAAGGGTTTATAATTTACTATTTATGTAGGCTATAATTACGCCTACTGTGATTGTTAATCCTATTACTAATAATCCTACTGTAAGAGGTAGCCATAAGGGTGCGGTTATCCACCACCATGACCAAGCAGCTACCTGTCCTATTTCAGCCAGTTTTAAAGTTAGAAATATTAGAAATATTATTGTAAATATTGGAAATGATTTTTTCTTTGACATCTTATAATGATTTTAAAAGGTTAGGTGATACTTTGAATTTTTGTGTTGCAAAAGGGTTTGTTGAATATTCAACTACTGAGATAGTTTTTCTATTGATTCTTTCAATTACAAAAACCTCTTCTGGGTCTCTGCTTTCGTGAACAATTGTAACTTTATCTCCAATTTTGAATTGGCTTTTTTCTTCTTCCTGAACAAGAGTTACTGCTCTGTTAAAAATAGTTCTAATTTCATTTAGCTCCCTTCGGTTAGCTGTTCTAATGAAATCTTTAACGTTTTCTAAATTTGTCATTGTTATTGTTTTGATTAATTAATTATAGTATAAATATAACAATAATAAACGACATAAAAAAATTCGGAGTGACTTTTTTTTAAAAAAGTTTTATTTATTTGGCCACTTTTTGTCAATGTGGTTTAAGGCAAAGCCTATTACGAAAAATGCAAGAACTGCTGTTAATGTGGCCATTTTAGTAGGTAAGTCCATGTAACCGGGTTATTTGCCCTGTCCTCTGTACTTCTTTTTATAGTTTTTAGATTCTTTAGACCTAGATGTGTTGTTTTTAGAATGCACTCCTGGTCTTTTTGTTTTTTGTACTTTTTCGTTTGATGAAGTTAATCTTGCCATTTTACTATTTTTTCTTTATATATTCTAATGCCTTTGATTGATTTTCATGTTTTTTGAAAAAATCGTATTCTTGTTTATCGCTTAACTGAACTTCATCTATATGTCCATCTTTAAATATTACCGATAGTTTTTTATTAGATACATTATAGGCTGAACCTGTAATATTGCTGTCGTTATAAAATGCAGTTTCTCTGATTAAAGACATTCTTCCTGAAAGATTTTAGTGTTTTCTAGATTTTTAATGTATTCATTGAATGACTTTCCAGTTGACAAACCATCTCTAAAAAATTCATAATTTATGATAGGCACCATTTTATATTCGTATACTGCACCAGTATTAAACATAACCTCTAACGTGTAATCGTTAAAATTATAATGAGATGATTTTACCGTACTTGATTTGTACTTTACTGTTTCGGATAATTTTGACATATTTTTTATTTTTATTTATATGTTATATGTAAAATTCTAAAAATGTTTATTAAAAGCTGTTTCTTGTCTTTACAACAACCTGTCCACTTTCTAACAGGTCTATTAATTCCTGCATACTTCCTCCAGATGATGGAGCTGGTTCAGCAGGTCTCGGTGTTGGTTGACCTATAGGAGTTGCTTTATTACTTGTTGCTTCAGCAAGTTTGCCCATTGCCTTACTTGCATCTCCAACTACGTTACCTACCTCCGAATTTGATTCTTTAGCAGCTTCTACGGTCGATTCAAAGTTAGCTATCATAGATGCAAGTTCTTTAACTGCTTCAATTAAACTATCACCAAGTGTTGCCATTGCGTCTTCTCCTCCTTGTTCAGTAAGATATGCAAGTGCTTTAAACATTTCTGTTGATTTTTCAAGAGCTTCTAGATCCATTCTTTGAGAAGTCTCTTGTATTTTACCATAAGATATTGCAATTGATCTAAAATCTTTTGCAGTATCTGTTATTTTAGCGGCATGCATTATTTTTATCATTTTATTAATTCCAAAATGAGCAAATGGCCTTACTTCACCTATTTGAGTATATGCGTCTGCCATTCTTTGGAATGCATGTGCAGTTCTTCCTAATCTTTGGAATTTTAAAAGAGCTCCTAAGCCGTCAACACCATCTTTCCACGATCCTAAAAAGCCACGTACTGCTTTTCCTAAAAACATTATTTTAAATGCTCCTATTTTATTGAAACCTAAAAGGGCGTGTGCCATCTCTCCCATAGTATGTGCTGCAACTCTACCAAGTTTAACTACAGAAGGGTCCTCTACTATCTTTTTAATACCAGTAAATACATACATTAATGATACAGGTAAACCTTTTGCAAGATTCATACCTTTTGAAACATCACTTTTAGGAGGTCCAACTCTAAAGCCAAACATTGTATCATCTCCGCCATATTTCTTACCTATTCTACCAAATGCATCCATTGGGTAGTAAATCATATCATAGATGTTTTTAGCTAATTTCTTTAAATTATCGCCTGCTAATGTTTTATATCCAGTTACTTTTTCCGGATTTGAAGGGTCATCATATTCAGGAAATTTAAGTTTAGCCATATACATATATCCTATTGCTATTGATGCAAGTCTCCTACCTAAATATTTTGCTGATGATATACCTTGACCAGCTGCTCCTGATAGCCGTGAACCAAAAAGTCCTTTTGGTGGACCCATTGGATATTTCTTACCTATTCTACCAAATGCATCCATTGGATAATAAATCATCTGGAATATATTCTTAGCTACTTTCTTAGGAGCATCTCCTGTCATTGTGTCATAACCTACAATTCTTGTACCTTTATATCTAGGGAATTTCAATATGGCAAACCAGCTAATACCTCTTGCAAGATTTCCTAGTACTCTACCTAAATATTTACCCTGTGCAATACCAGCACCTACATCACCTGTATTATTAATACCTAATTCTCCTAGGAGACCAGACGCTCTTTTGAAAGGATATTTCTTACCTATTCTACCAAAACCGTCCATAAGAGAAACGATCATGTTTACGATATTATCTGTAACCTTTTTCATACCTCCACTGGTTAAAGAAGTATACCCTACTAACTTTTTACCTTTATATTCCGGGAATTTAAGAGTTGAAAAGTCTTTTAAACCTTTACCAAGTTCTGATATTACTCCTCCCATTCCGGATGCTTGCTTAACACCTTCACCAACTTTTCCATCTGGTGCGTATCTAGTAGCGCCCCACCAAGTTTTATATTTTCTTCTAGGGAATCTTCTAGCAACATTACCAAAACCGGTAGCAAGTGATAAAATCATATCTACGATGTTTGCAGTTACTTTCTTAAGAACATTTCCTTTTGTTAAATCAATATAGTCTACTATTTTAGTTCCCTTATATACTGGGAATTTAAGAGTTGAAAAGTCTTTTAAGCCCGCACCAATTCCAGCAACAACTCCACCCATACCAGAAGATTGCTCGATACCAACACCTACCGGACCTGTAGTCGTATAAGTTGTACCAAAGAAGCCCTTGTGTTTTTTCTTTGGATATCTTCTACCTATTGTTGCAAAACCTCCTGCTAAAGCAACAACCATCATAACTATATTGTCAGTTACTTTTTTAAGTACATCTCCTTTGGTTAAATCAATTGTCTCTGTTATTTTCTCAGGTTTTGAAGGGTCATCATATTTATGAAATTTAAGAGTTGAAAAGGATTTCATACCTTCGGCAATTCCACCAAGTGCAGAACCCATACCGGAAACAGATTGAATACCTGTTTTTACAGGGTTGTCAGTTCCTCCTAAGAAACCCCATAAACCTGATTTTGGTTTATTAGGAAACATTCTACCCACTCTACCAAATGCGCCTGCTAGACTTTCTACCATCATAGCAACATTTGCTGAAATTTTATTCATAGCACCCTTGTCAACTGTTATATACTCAGTTATTTTTCCAGGGTCATTAGGGTCTCCATAAGTTGGGAATCTAAGTACTGAAACGGCTTTCATACCTTTTGCGATACTTGTTAAAGCGTCTCCCATTCCCATTGTTGATTGAATACCATCATATAAAGCACCGGCTCCTAAACCAAAGAAACCAGCACCTCCGTATTTTCTACCAATTCTACCAAATGCACCTGCTATAGACTCTACCATAACAGAAATATTTTTGGCTACTTTTTTATCGATTTTGTGCTTCATGAAGTCGGCAATACCCTTACCTATTTTTATTAAGGAATGACCTACGACAACCATTGCTGCAGCTCCAGCTCCAATATTTATAGAACCGAAACCGAATTTGAATGCTTCTCCTAATGAATTAATTAAAAGTTGAATATTTGTTTGGGCAGTTGCACCTATTCCCATGAAACCTCCTGATTTTGGGTTTCCTTTAGTGGAAATCATCTCTCTCCAACCATTTCCCTTAAATATAGGCATCATTGCTTTTATACCTTTTGCTATTGGCCACAATGCTAAACCAGCAGCACCTAATGCTACGGACCCTGCTAGAATCATACCAGAGTTTAATGGGTTCCATCTAAAACTATAACCAACTGATTCCATTAAAGTTTGAAAATTAGATACTGGTCCCGCTCCCATTCCTAAAAAACCTTTAGATTGGTGGTGAGTACCTATCATTGATTTCCATTCTGAGCCTTTAAATATTGGAATAAAGCCTTCAAGTCCAAAAGATACTGATTTCAATGCTAATCCAGTAGCTCCCATTGCGGCTGCTCCTAAAAGTATGAGTGCAGATGCGAAACCCCAACCTGCTGCCATAACTCCCATTCCAACAAGAAATACTCCAAGTTCAGCCATAAACATCCAAGGATCTCCAGTACTATTTAAGGCTTCTGCCATTGATCCGACTCCCCATCCCATAACTGCAAGTGCTAGTCCAGTACCTGCAAGTACTAATGCACCTTTTCCTATAGTCTTCCATTGCTTACCATAACCCCACATTATTACACCTAAACCTACAAGGGCTACTCCTAGCTGAGCCATAAACTCCCAAGGGTTTGCAGGTAATGCTGCTTCGAATTTTTTAAGTGCGTATGCTAATATGATGATTGCTATCCCTGTCAATGCTAAACCTATTGCTCCCTTTTTTATACCTTTGCTAAATTTACCAACAATCCACATTGCAAATGCAAGACCTACAAGTACTAGCATTGTAAATCCTAAAGTTTTGAAAGTTTCTTTTGTTGGTGGAAAAAGAAGTCCAAAAATAAATAAAGCGGCTCCCAATATTAATATGGCTATACCTAGCTTTTTTAATGCTTTAGCACCTTTATTCACTGATTTTGTAAATTTTAATTTATCTAAAACAAAAAACAATAAAGCAAATCCTAATATTACACCCATTATAATTGGTATTGACTTAAGTGCGTATTGATATACGAACCCACTTAGAACTATAGCAACACCAAATAAAAGTATTCCTATTCCTACATCTCTTAAATCCTTGAACTTTTCTAAACTTTTCTTATTTACTAAGAACCCTATTAAAGTAAGGGCAATCAACATTATGGCTAGTGTTCCTATTATAGATTTTAACGAATTGAATGCCATTGGATATACATATCCTGAAAGAAGTAATAAACCTCCAAATAAAAGTATTCCTATTCCTACATCTCTTAAACCTGTAAATTTTTCTAAACTCTTCTTACTTGTTAAACCACCTATTATAGTAAGGGCGACCATTGTTATTAATAGTGTTGGTATTATAACAACTAAGGCTAATAACGCAAACGGATATACAAGTCCTGCAAGTGCTAAAGTAACACCGAAAAGTAGTATTGATGTTCCAACTTTCCCTAAAAGAGTTAGAGCTTCCATAGTAATTTTTGCTGTAGCTGCAAACGGGGCTAACATTGACATTATTACCATCATTCCCACTAACATGAGCCCAACAAGTGGAACTGCTATCATACCAGTTATAAGGAAGGGTAACGCAAGTGTTAGTAGAATAGCAAATTTAAGAATTTTAGGTGCTATACCCATTACGGCTTCAATACCCATGGAAATACCTTCCATTCTCTCCTTAACTTCTTTACCAGAAGTTGTCATTTTATCTATAACTTCGGCGATACCGCCTAGACCTTTACCTACTGCTTGAAGACCTTTTTCACCAAGTATCTTCCAAGCAATTGCTTCTTTAATTGTTAAACCTGCAAATAAACTTACTTTTGTTTCAGCCTCGTCTTTTACTTGACGTTGTTCTGTACCTTGAAGCTGCTTTAGAATTTCTTCAAATATGCTGAACAGCTCTCCTCCTGGGGAAAGCTGTTCAACTATTACTTTTTGATTATCTCCTGATAATTTCTCAAATGGAGATGCGAATGGTTTTGCCAACGTTTTTAAGTATTTTTATTATATATCTCTAAAACTTAGGCATTTTCATGCTGGGCATTTTCACATCGCCCATTTTCGGCATTTTAGGAGTTTTTGTACTGTACTGTTCCTGCATTTGTTCATTTTGCTCCTGCTCTTCTTTATTCTGCTTCTTGAGATGTTCAGTAAGATTTTGCATATAATACTGATATTCGTAAAAATCAAGAGCATCAATTTCACTAGGCTGGAGATGCAAATGGAAACCCAGATAGAATTTAGCCTTAAAGAAGTTCTCCAGCGAGATCTGAAATAATGAAAAGGCCTTTGACTCCACCTGGGAAATCGAGAGGGACCGTAACGTCCTCACCATCGATGTCTACTTCCATTTCTGGTTGAGCACCTATTTTCATTTTTTCTGCTAATCTATATACTACCATGTACTTCTTCTCATTCCAACCCTGGAATTCAATTTCACTGTTAAAGATTTCTTTTGAACCGAAACCTCTCCAGTCTAATTGTATATAAGGTAAAATTTGAATGAATGCTTGGTCCCATCTTTTCTTAGTTTCTTGTTGAGTTCTAATATACTTAGTAACTTCTTCCATAACTCCAATAGATGGTGGCCTCATTAGTATTTCACCAGAAGAACGGGTTTGAATTCTAAAACATCTTGAAACTGTATCATAATATCTTTCAATCTCTTCTGGAATTTCATTCGCAGTAAAGTTCTGTGTCGCCACTTCAACATCTCTAGTTTGACCATAACTATTCTCAGCCTTTACAATAATTTTGTTTTCTGGTTCTGGGAAAGTAAGGTCTCTAATTGCTAAAAGTACTGCGATTCTATCTTCTTCCATAAGGTCTTTATAAGACAATTTTTTAGACTTAGATTCGAATCTCATACAAGATTTTACAATACTGTTTAGTTTTTCTTCAATGTCCAAAATATTCTCTTCGTTCATTGTTGAAAAATGTCTAATTTCTGCTACCTTTGCTGACCTAACGTGGATAGTTGAGTCTTGTGGGTAAAATCTACCTTTAGAAAAAAGTTGATCCATTGCTAAAGGCACATAACCTAAAACAGTATCTGTAGAATCTGCTCTTTGGCGTCCATAATTAGCCATGTTTACAGAACCTAATCCTTTTTTCTCGATAGCTTCCTCAATAGGATCTACTTCTTCAACCGTTTCGTCAGTTGTTTCGCTAGTTTCGTTGGTTTCATTTGGCAAGTCGTCAAAACCATTGCCTTCTTCTTTTTTGCTTAAGAATTTATCAAATTCTTCATTGTTGTTTTCTTCAGTCATCTTTAATGAATTTTTAAGGTTTATATTAATTTAATTTATTTTGTTTCAGAATCGTTTAAATTTTCGAATCTTTTTATTTCTTTTTTAACAAGCTCTCTAACAAATGCGCTAACGGATCTAGGCCTTTGTTTATTCTTTAAAGCCTCGCTTAAGATTATGTTATTTAACTCCTCAAACTCCGGCTCTGTTAATAAAACTTGTATCTTTTTAATTAACTTATCTACTAAATAATCTTTCTTATTGGACATATTAAAATATTATTATATTATGTTTTCAGTGTAAAAAAAGAGAAGACATTAATATTGTCTTCTCTCTTATAGGTTTGTTATTATGCTAACTCTTCTGACCAGTTGTCAGCTCTCCAAACAACGTCAATTGCTTGTGCGTCTCCTGTTTCGTAGTTATTTTCAGCCAAAGGATTTATTGGTGAGAAAACGAAACAATCATCTAATGTGATTTTTCTAAAAATATCACCTTTTCTGTTAAATTGAACAATAACCATCTGTCCAACATAGTCTTTTTTAAGACCTGTTTCTCCAGTTTCTGGGTTATATGCCAATCTGTACCAGTCTCTCATTGTTTTGTAAAGATACATTTGATTTGCATCGTTTAAGTTTAATGAGAAGTTAACGGTAACGTCTAAGAAGGAATCTCCAGGAACACCTGTGAAAGACCTTGTAGACCACTTAAATTTTTGAGTTACTGTTCCCAAATCTTTATGAAGTTCTAAACCTGAGATACTGTTAATATGTTGAATTAATAATTCTTGACCTCCAACTCCTGCTGGTGGAAGAATAGTTACCTCAAACATATTCGCTAATACTGGTTCAAAATTCTTACCTTTCTTGCTAGTTTGGTCGTTTGAATAATGTGGTAATGCCATTTCTTTATTTTTATTTTTATTTATGTTTTATATATCTATTTCTTTTCTAAAATTTATCAGGAAAGACCGAAGCCTTTCCTGATTATTTTAAATATTTTTAGAAATTACCTGAAGCAATGTCTCCAGTATTAAGTACAGTAGTTCTATGTACAATAATTTCTAAACCTTTAACTGGTTCAACGAATGTATCAAGGATACCAATGTTATTATCAATAACATCGTTCGTATTGTTAGTTTGGTCTATTACGTTATTATATGCATAAACTCCGCTGTCTGCTAAAACTCCTTCCATGAATGCATCTGCAAGAGTTTTAATTTCTAATCTAGTCTGTGCAGTGTTAAACTCAAATAAGTAATCCTTAAGAATATCTGCTAATCCGTTTTCGATGAAGATTAATACTTCTCTTACGTGAGCAGAACTTAAAGCTGATTTTACAGTTTGTTGTGCAGTTTTATTACCTTTGATGTTCAATCCAACTCCTCTTTCGAATACGATTGGGTTGATTCCAAATGGTTCTAAATTATCTCTATCATCTTTATCGAATGGATATTCAGCACCGATAACGTTAGTTCCAGTGATAACTCCTCTTCTAGGTCCTGATACGATAGACCAAGGAAGAGCATTTGTAAATTTATCAATGTAGTTATTAGATACGTAAGCAGCTGGTACAACTGTTTTAATTTTACCTGCTTCTCTTACTTCTAATCCTGGTCCATAATAGAAACCATAGTTAGCTCCTTCTGCAATTGAAGGTAAAGCGTAGATTCCTGTTGGATTTTGTGATAAATCTCCACCGTCTTTTATAAATCTAGTATTGAATTTTCCAGTTAATGCATCTTTAAAAGATGGGTCTGATGATTTTTTAAATTCTGCAACAGTTGGTGCATTTAAGATACATGATACGTTCTTTCTAGCTTTAGCAACTCTTGTGAATTCGTTTTTATTTAAAAGTGCTCCACCTTCATATGAACCAAATGTATCTACGATATATCTTAAATCGATAACATCTCTATCAGTTAAAGCTGAATATAAACCTCCTGATGAGAATGCTGTTAAACAATCTACTATAGTTTGTTCAGAAATTACAATTTTATCAAGATTAAATAAGCTGTATTCTGTAGCTGCTTTATGGAAAGACTTAAACGCTACGTCTGTAGCTGGGTCAAAACCATTATCTGGTGCTTCTGAACACGTTATAGTATAAATTGTTGGTGCAGTACCTGCTTGAGAAATTCTATTTACTCTTGCTAATTTACCAGTTTGAGTAGGCATATAATCTCCTACTTCTAAATCTAAATCATCATCAGCAGCTGAAGTAAATGTAAATGTAGCTCCAGTTGAAGCAAATACAAAGTCAGTTGCTGAAAAATCGATTCCTCTAGCTCCTGCTAAAGTCTTATAAGATAATAATTCGAAATCAGAAGCATTGTCTGCAATACCTTTTAGATTTGAATTTCCTTCTTCTACTGCTTCTTCATTAACAGCACAGAATAAACCAGTTCTTCTAGTTTCTGAGTTAATAATTTGCTCTAAATATAAACCGTTTCCTTCTAAATCTTGGAATCCTGGTAAAATTGAACCAGTGTATTGTGCCAATAAAGAAACAGATCTTTCATCTGCGAAATCATTTAATTTGTCTTTTAATAAACCAGTTGTTGAGAAGTAATCTCCATATACTGGGTCAACATCCATTGCAGATGCATCGAATTTACCTTTAAATACGAATACGTCTACCATGTAATCTGAAATATAGTCAAATTCAGAAACTCCATCTGGAAGATTTCCTTCTCCGTACCATTCTCTAGCAGTTACTTCGAATGCTTTAACATCTTGTGCTTGTCTTACGATAATTGATAAATTGTCTTGTCCAAGATTTACAAGGTTTAATGCTTCAGTTGAAGTTGCAGTACCACCAATAGTAGCTAAAACTTCTTCATCTGATGGATACATGAATTTGTCAGTGTTATGAAAATCTTCATACTCTTTATCTGCAACTGTACTAGCTGCTGTAGAGTCTGTAGCATCTGTAACGATTGCAGCGTAATCAGCCTTATCAGCTGAATCAAAATCTGCTAAATTCATAGCTAGAATAGGACCTCTTTTAAGAGCTTCTAAACAGCTTCTATGAAAGAACATTCCCTTCTTTTCTAATTTTTTGTCGATATTACCAAAGATAAGAGTAAAAGATTCTGTATCTTCGCAATATACTGGTGTGTTGTAAGGTCCTTTTCTAGAGTGACCAGCAACCAACCTAATAGTCTCTGCAGTAACGTTAGATACTTGAGACTTATCAAATTCTAGACGGTAAACACCACTAGATTTGAATTGCAATAATTGAGGACTTAGTGCCATAATTGAAATTATTTTTTTTAGTTTGTTAAAGTATATATCTTAGTGTTATGGAGATTATTCTATAATAGGTCATAAATATCAAAATTTAAGTCTCCTTGGTCTTCATTGTCTTTAAATAGAGTCATTTCCATGAAATCATGAATATCCGGATCTATTATATCTAGCATTTCTTCTATAGAATCTGCATATGCAGTGGTGTTAAAAAATTCTGTTGCTATAATACTTGACATTGCAAGGTCATCATGACCCATCTGAGCACCATATCTTCCATTTGAAAGGGTGCCAAATAGACTTATCTCATTAGTTGTTTCAAATTCAGTTATATTGATTTTATTATTTTCATATAAAGATTTAAAATTCTGACAAAATATTGGCTTATTATCATTTTTTATCTTTATTCCGTGTTTTAAACCTTTACTATCATGTCTATGTTTAAATCTTAAAATCATCTCTTCATCAAAATCATTTGTTCTAGGAAATACTGTTTGTAGATATTTTAAAAGAACAGCACCATAAGTGTTGAATTCTATAATCATTTTGGTATTTTCATTGTATAGTAATTCTACTCCTATTAAATAAAGTATTTTTGAAAAATCTTCAATAATATGTTCATTGCTTCTGAAAACACCGACTTGATTTAACTTAAAGAAATCATACATTGCACCTGGTGTTACAGCATTTTCTATTTGCTTCTTAGTCATTGGATCGACTCTAAATATATTAATAATGGAATAGTCTCCTCCGTTTCCTTCAGCAATATCAACTGTTAATAGCCAATATTTATCTTTATCTCCTAAAGTTTCAACATCAAATCCTGGATGCCAACTTAAAAAGCCTTTTATATCTATTTGATTGTCTGTAAAACAATCAAAATCATGATGAACATATTCTTTCATTGAACTTCTCATCTTCTTCATAGAACCTGGGTCTAAAAGAAGATTTGATGAACTTACAAATTCATTTCCATATTGTCTGTTAAAAGCCTCGACAGTTCCTAAGTTACCAAGTTCTCTTTTATACCAAGCATCGTCTCTATCAGGGTGTTGCCACCAATCTATTCTCATCGGATGATATTCGTTATCACCACGTTCTGCTGCGCTGTATATCTTATAAAACTTATTAAACCCATTTGGAGTACTTGTAATAATAATCCTAGACACCTTAGAAGCAGAAAGCGTTGGATAAACGTTTTCATAAAATGCGTCAACTATGGAAGGGTGTATATGTGCAAACTCATCTAAGAATAGTAAGTGAATTGTAAAACCAATACCTGCTTTAGCAGTTGTACTTTGACCAACAAGCCTGCAACCATTATCACATTTAACATTCATTACGTCGTATTTCGTAATACCAGGTTTCATAAAGAATGGAAGATTTTCTATAACAACCTTTGCTTTATCGATAATTTCTTTTGTTGTATCAGATTTGTTTGCTAATAACAGTGTGTTTTTATCTGTGTTGAATGTTAAGAACCATGCATTAAAAATACTGGCCATAACTGTTTTACCCATCTGACGGGCTGCTAAACATATATTAAATCTATTGTTTTGAAAGTTTCTCAACATATCTTTTTGATAGTCTCTCAACTTTACTTGCTGGATTCCCTCATCAGTAAGAACAACTGCATACTTTTCTGCAAAATATACAATATCTGACGCACATCTAGCCAGCTCTTGAATCTCTTCATCAGTGTATTCAAATACAATATTACCCCTTCTTAAAAATTGCTTTCCTTCATAGAAAGGCATCTTAACTTGTGGCTTATAACCTTGGTCGAGTGCAATTTCTAAATCGTCGATTTTTTTAGTTGACCAAACAAGTCTTTCTGAAGTTGCTTGGCCCGTTTCTTTTGGAATCCAAACATTATCACTCATCTTCTTCTGGTTTTATATCTTCTATATCTGCCTGATTAATACCTGCCTGTATTTGATTCATTAAGTCTTTAGTTCCTCTTTGAATATTTCCATTTTCATTAGAACCTCCGCTATCTTGAACAGCGCCATCTCTATCTCTCTTTTTATAGAGTTCAATATCTCTAGCTATTCGCTTTGCACTTTCTTCAGTAGCCATCAAATACATGGTCTGACTTTTAATTATATCAAGCATTGATTTTTGTAACGTAGCAAGTACTTCAAACATTCTAGGAGCAAGTTCTCCTCCTTCAATAGTTTCCAATAATGTAGTAAGTGCTCTTTCACCTGCTTTTAACTGATAAACGAGAGAGCCCATTGTCATCTCATCCATTTTCTTTTTAGCCTGTAAATATTCGTCTCTTTCGATAATTTCTGAATCTAAATAAAACTCCATTAGACTTGTAATTGTCTTCTTAGCCTGTTTTTCTGAAAGACCTTTCATCTCTCCGTAATTTACAGCTGGTTTTGAGTTGTGGAATTTTGGAACTGGCAAATCTCCCGGATCTTGCTCTACATCAATAGATTCATTTGGTCCTAAAAGTTCTTCTAAGTCCTTTCTGATGAATTCAGCCTGTTCTGAAATAGTTTTCTTTTTATCTTCTGACATTCTTATTAATTTAAGTTATATATCCCTTTTATCGAGCCTGACCATATGTCTGCAATTGTAAAGAAGGAATTGCATTATCGGCAAGTAAAAGGTGTTGTGCATCTCTGACAACATATTGATGAAGTACTGCAACTTTCTGCTCGTCTTCGATAGTTCTTTTAAATATTCTAACATTAGTAATATTTAGTTCACTTGCCCTTAAAGCCCAATTAACTTCAGTTTGCCATACTTGAGTTGAAAGCATGTCTAATTTACCAAAGTACATTTCTTCAAGTTCCATAGGACCTGTTGGGTTGACAAAGTTATTCTGTCCATCTAGTTTAAATATACTAACTGATATTTCATTATAAGTGTTACTCATATTAACCACAATTGAATACCAATTGTCGGGTCCTAAAATAAGTTTATGTTTGAATATGTAATCTTGGTTGTTTATTTTAACAATAACACCCTTTGATGATATTTGAACTACAAGGCCATTCCCTTCAATATCTGTACCATCAATTGTTTGATACTGTTTTGCCTCTTTGTAGTCGAATCTAGGCGTTGGTTGAAACCAGTGCTGTAGTGAAAGATTTTCGCCGACTCCATTTTTTGATATTTCATTATATACAACACCTGGACTTTGAGTTTCATCTCCTAAAATAGTTGACATGTCATAATAATTCCTAGAAACTACCGTCCATTTGTTCTTTAAATCAACATCTTTTATTTCTAAATCTTTATGTACATATTTTCTAACACCATCTTGAGATACATGATGTGTTGCTTGGTATTGTAGCGGTTTAGTAACTTTTGTAAATTCTTCTTGTATTTCTTCTCCAAAAACGTCTTCTACTCCTACTACTAAATCTGTTAAATCTTCAGCAAATTCTCCTTTATTTGTAGAAGTTCTATTTTCATATTTTTTCAAATGAAGCCTAAAATAAGTTAATTCTTTATTGAATTCATCTGCTAAAGAAACAGAACTTACTTCATACATTCTATTATTATAGGGTATAAATAAATAGTCTCTTGCTCCTGGACTTTTTCCTTCTCCGAAATATTTTCTAAATTCAGAACCTAACATGTGTATTTCGAAATCTTCAAAGCCCATTCCAAAAATATCGAAAGAGGGGGTTTCAGTAGGGAATTCATTATCAGGAACCATTATTTTTAAAGTTGCCTTTTCAATAACATCATATAAAGAGTATTCTTTTAAAATTACATCTTTACTTCTGACGTTAGGTTCTACTCTATAATAAGTTACAGGGTGACCATAAACTTGATTTGCCAAATTAGAAAGACTATTGTATATCTTTACAGGTCTTGTAAGACCATAAGGGTCATATAAATTTTCAGAATCACATTCTACTAAAATATTTGCGCAGCCAATAACATCGTAAGGTTCGCATTCTGTACATATTTGAGGACATTCTTCTATTGTTCCATCCTCATATTGTATTGTATAAGTTACTTTTAAAAATGAAATTTCATGAAGTGGCTGTAAATCTTGAACAGTTGCTTTTATTTCAATCCAAAGAGGGGCACTTGAATTTATATCTAATGCTAATATATCTCCTAATATTACTGTTTTATTTAATGGATGCCATTCACTAAGCTCTCCACCTTTTTCAATTATATCATTTTGAGACCATCTAAAATCATACTTAAAATAATTCCATTTATTTTCTTTAACATGGAACTCTACGTTTTCTAAATCATATAGTGAAGGTGCTACTAATTCTATTGTATTAGCATCTGGAGTTGAAGAAATTTCAAACTCATATCCTGCAGCAAGAACGATATCTCCTGCGTTAAGGTCTAAATTTGTTCCAATTCCTGTAACTGTAGTACTTCCTTGTGTGAATGAAATTTTGCCTACCGTAAATTCATTAGAAAAACCTGCTTGAATATTCCAATCAAGAATCTGCTCTGCCCCTTTATAAGGGTCTACTAATTTAGCAATAATAATATCGCCTACTTCTGAAGCTGTATAACTTGTAACCATGTTTTATTTATCTAGTTTTATTCAGAGTCTTCAGAGCTATCTTTAAACCCTCTTCTACTAAATTTTTCAACAGTAGCAGAACCTATTCCGGCACCTGTCAGCCAAAGCATACCTTCAAACATATATCGCTGTAGTGGAACTTCAATAATAAGGTTTGTTATAAATGCAGCTGAAATTAAAACGAATGCAACAAGTGTTACTAATCTTTTTGAAGATGGCTGGCCATCAACATCACATAGTACCTTCTCGAAAAAAGTCTTCTTTTTACTCATAATATAATAGAACTATTTCTACTATATATCTAAGAAATCCGTGATTATAAGTGCTTGTGGGTTATCTTCAGACCATTCAGAAAAATGAAGAATCATTGTAGAGCATATTCTGTTCTCCTCGTCTGTCATTCCTTCAGAAGCATCTCTTAAATTTGCGAGTCTATCTTCTAAACTTCTTAATTTGACTACACTATAATGTTTATCTGTAATGCACCCTACTTTTTTTAGAATATTATTGACGAGAGGCATTTGCTCTTCTTTGAAGAATTCAAAAGTTTTAAAACTACCACGCAGTACTTTAAAGTCAAAATTTAAAGTTTTTTCTTCATTTTCATGAAAATTACTACTTATTCTACTATATGATAAATTTTTACAAAGTGTAATTTTAAACCATCTAAGGTTTTTCATTTCACCCATAAACTTATTTATAAAATAAATTGTGGTTGCTCCTTTGTAAAGATTTTTATTAGGGAGCATTTCTAATTTTTCAATTTCTAAAGGATATGTTTCTTTAACAATAGAATAAAGATCTGAACTTTTTACTAAAATAGAAATAGAATTATTATGGCTAGTGTAGCAACCTCTATTCTTTATTAAAGTATAAATCTTATTGTCTATAGAATTATATTTTTGCAAAGTTATAGCAACTATTTCTGGAAAATGATAACCTCTAGCCATATACTTTTATTTGATTTTCTAATGCTTTTAAATCTTGATAAAGTTCTTCTTTGCAGAATGTTTTCAATTCTTCAATTTCTCTTTTTCCTATTTCATTCTTCTCCATATAAATTCTTAAAGCAGTTTCGCTTGGTTGATATTTATCTTTAGTATTCTTTTTAGAACTTTTTGTTTTTGTGTATATCCAACCAGGTACTCTACTAAATCTGCTTGTTACCATATGCCAGCAGTCTATTACTGAAGCGCCGTCGATTCCATTAAAGTTAAATGATTGTGCATTAACAGGAAAGTTAATAGCCATAAATCTATTTACCATAAAGTGGTGTCTTTTCTTTGAAAAGTTCTTTAATTTATTATAATGATCCGGTTTCGTGAACATTATTTTAATAAAATCGAAAAGTTTAGTGTCGTCTAGCATTAAAACAATTTGTTGTTATTATTCTTATCTATTAATTTTAATTTTTTTGGTTTATCTTCAGTATCTAAGTTAGAAAAGATGTCTGCCTTTCTAGATTTCTGAATATCTAACCATTTTGTATTTTCAAGTATTTTATCTTTATTAGTTAATTTAGAAACGTCCATTCTATCTAATAATGTAAATTCTTTTTCTACTGCTTTATATATTTCGTTTTGAATAGGTTCAGGTATTATTCTGGTGTGAAGCATCATTAGAGACATATTATTAAATATCTTGTTTGTTATAATGTCAGCTGATTCTCTACCTACAACCCGGTATACAATTTCTGCCATTCTTTCTAATTCACTTCTTACAAACAATGAATCTACAACAAAACTATCGTTTTCTTTTGTAAACTGTGCAAATATTTTATCTGCCATTCGATCTGTAATAGAGTAAGTTCTTAATTTGCCATTCTTCATTGCCTTTTGCCAAGTAATAACAGATGGAATATTATCGCCACTGTCACCAACTAATATCTTTTTGAATAAGAATTCATCGCAATTAACTTCTGTTAATTTTACTTTATTATTAATCATCCATGTTTTAAGAGCATGTCTAGATTCTTGTGAGAGACCTTTATAAGAACTCATGTTAAATAACATATCGTCGTTATTTACTTCTTCTTTCTTATTAATAACTTCTTCAAATGATTCAAAGGCATAAAGGCTTTTGTGAGCGCTTGAATACCATAAAGTGTATGCATCATTTGGAATAGAATAGTTTACTAATTGAATAAGGTCTCTGTCGCCTGTCCATATTATGCAGTTTTTACCTTTAGTATTTAAGTATGAAGACCAGCCGAAAAGAACATCGTCTGCTTCTGCGCCATCGATTCTATGAACAATTACGCCATGCTTTTGTAGAATAGCTTGGAATTCTTCATAGATACCATAAACACCAGACCAATCTATTTTAGAGTCTTGTTTTCTAGTACCTTTATATTCTGCTTGTGGAAATAAGTCTTTGCGCCAACTTCTAGCGTCTACTGTTACTACAACTTTATCTATAAAGTCTCTCATCTTTCTTACTTCTGATGCTAAATCTATTGCCAATTTGCGCATAAGATTTGCTCTTGATTCTTCATCTTCCATCATCTTACCATTCGAAGGTCTTGGAAGGACGAAGAGGCGACTATGTAGAAAATAGTTGCCATCTATAAGAAGTGTATGTCCGCCTTTCTTCATCATAATTTTATTTTTTAATAATTGTCTGTATTTTAAATACTAATGAAAGCATTGTAATTACTGGGTCTATTACAGAAAGTCTTTGTGCTTGGTGATGTGCAACTTCCACTGTTATTTCTGGAATATGCTTTACATATTGACTTTTTTCTTGATTTATATAATCAATAAAGTCACCACCTAGACTTTGTAATACGTCTTCAACTCTATTTGAGTAATTGCTTACTAATGTTTTATAATTAACTACTGGATTTGTTTCATTAAATATGAGTTCAAATATATCTTTATAGACTGAGTTGAATCTTTTTACATCTTCTACTTTAATATCTAAAGTTCCTTGAGATTTAAAGCCCTGTAATTTATTGAGAGTATCTCTTAGATCTGGAAAATTACGTCTTACAAATTCTAACAAAGCTGGCTTTTCAATTTGAAGACCTTCTTTTTGACATATTTCATAAACTCTTCTGATATATTTCTTAGTCAGTTCTGCTTCATCTTCTTTATCAAAGTCAAAATTAATAACTTCAAATCTAGATAGGATTGGATCTGGAAGTTTATTAATATAATTACATGTTGCAATAAATCTACTGTTCGATGCGAATGTTTCCATTGTAGCACGAAGCGCTTTAAAGAATTGATCTGATACTCCATCAACCTCATCTAATATTACAACTTTCATAGAACTAGGACCGTCCATAATAGATACAGTAGAACAAAAGTCTGTAATTCTTGTTCTAATAACATCTACTGAAGTATCTGTCGATGCGTTTATATAAAGATAAGGCATCTTAAATTGTTTAACAATTGCCTTAGCAGTTGATGTTTTTCCAGTACCTGGACTACCTGCTAATAACATGTTTTGGACTAAACCATCTTTGAATTTATTCATAACTCTTTCTGGTAGAATAAGTTCTTCTAGGTTTTGTGGTCTATATTTTTCTGTGAAAAGTTGTTGAACTGCTTGCATATTTTATTTTTAATTTATAGAAAAAAACTTTAATTTGTTTATTTAAGATTTTTAAAAGTTTCCATGGTCATTTTACGATCTTTTTTCATCTGATCTATTCTTACATGATTTTCAAAAGCTTCTAAAATAGCCTCTATTAATTTTGCGTTATCGAATCCGTGGATTTCCTTTGCTGTTGTTTTCATTATTTCATTTAATACGTCCTGTCTAGTCATTTGTGTTGTTTTATTTGATTATTACTATATTTCTGTACATTGAGAAGAAAGGAACTCTCCATCCATAAACCTCTGCAGTGTATGTTTCTCCTCTTTTAAGTTTTCCTTGGATATCTGAAGAGTTAAATTTACCTCCAAATAAAAGGTCTGTATTTTCAAAAGTTTCGTTTTCTGTGAAAACAATGTATTTCGAAGATACGTTTTCTCCATCTGATGTTACTTTTGTTTCTTTATCTGTTACTGTAAATGTAACAGTTTCAGCTGTTTGGTAGTATGCTATTTCTAAGCCTACAAATGTTAATATCATTGCTGTTACCAATGTGATGATTCCTACCATTGTTACTCTAAACCAATCTATTCTTCTTCTCATTTTATTTAATTTTTATTGTGTTTGTATTATTTGATACTGTGTTTTTATATTCGTTGTAGTATATTTCAAGTATACCTGAAGATCCGTGCTTCTTATCTTCTGCCCATCTAAATTTGTTAGGAAAAAGGGCTTTAATGTAGAAAGACCCGAGATTTTTACTATTCCATTCATTTCTTGGGAATATTCCTTCAGTGTAAATTGAAATATTGATATCTTCATATCCTGAAAGGTCTAGATAGTGTTTTTCATCTTTAATATATGTTTTTAAGCCTAGTTCTTCAAAGAGTAGTTCTTGATGATGTAGCATCCATTCATGCATTTTCTTTGTGTGCCATCCTTTCGTTGGTCTATTTTTAAGAAACTGTTCTCTTAAAAAATTACACGATTGAAGTAACATTTCAGGGTCTATTTTGACATCAATTCCGTGAACTTTAAAATAATTTTCTTTTTGTTCTTTCTCTTTTGCTGCAGTTATTTTTTCACCAAGATTGTTGAAGTGCTTTTCGATTTCTTCATAATCTACATTTGTAAAAATTCTTGCAATTCTCTGAATATACGAACTTTTGCCTAAGTCATCAAGTGGATGACGACCTGCTGCAAGATAATGATATCGATCTTCCATGTACGCAAGTACTGCTTTTTCTAGTTCTTCTGCAAAGATGTAAGTCTTTGCTGGTATAGTAACAGCAGGAATGTGTTGTTCTGGTGTTGTGTGATTTAAGTTTTCTGTATTCATTGTTGTTATTATTAATTTGTTATAGTATAAATATAAGAATAAAAAACGACATAAAAAAATCTGGTGTGACTTTTTTTAAATAATTAATGCATCTTATGTCCATGTTCTGCATAATATGTGATTGCTGCTATCATATATGCTGCCATTGAAATAATGAACGTAGTTGCAGCAACAATAAAAGCCTCGCCTTTCCATTCTTTATTAGCTGTTAATTTGTAATCGGTTAAGATATACCATCTTTTCTTCCATGGATTATTATAAGTGTCTTTGTGTTGTCTATAAATATCATACAGGTTGTCATACATTTTGCCATATTCTTTATCTGCGTATCTTTCTTCTTCTTCAAGATAGGGTTCAAGGCTCTCTTCGGTTCCTGCGTAGTAAGACCACTCAAAATGCGAGCCAAACTTATTCTCCCATATATCGCGCATCTCCTGATATGACGTATATCCTTTTTCTATAGCAAGTTTATTAAGAAACTCGGTTGAAGTTTCTTTTCCTAAGATTAATTTCCAAATAACATATCTAGTAGAATATATTATTAAAGCGAATGTTAGTAGTATTCCGGATATTATTGCTGCTGCTATAGCACCATACATTAATAACCATCCTAATCCTTTTCCTAAGTAGTATAAAATTTCCATAATTTATTTGTTTTGATTAATATAGTATAAATATAAGAATAAAAAACGACATAAAAAAATCTGGTGGCAATTATTTTCAACAAATATATAAATAAATGCAAATAAAACGCTCAAACAATCCTAAACAGGCACATCGCCACGGAGTAAGACTTGATGGTCTTCCTAGAACTCTTCGTAAATTTATGATAGAACATCGTAACTTGAATAGATGGAAAAACGATATGATTTTTATGGAGCAAATTCTTAGAATTAAGCAAAAAGAGTTAAAACTGAAAAACACTGTTTTAAGAGATAAGTTTTATTATGATTGGACAAATCAAACCCCTGTTAAGATGGAGGAGCTAATTGACTCCTATGATACCATAGATTGGTTCTGCGCGATAAGCCGTAAACCCATTAAAGCTAAATTTAATAACTTTCAGCTTGAGAATTTTATTCACCCTGAGTATTCTGATATCCTGAAACAAAGTATGGTAGATAGTCGTATTCTTAAGAGTAGTATTGAGTTTCGGAAATATTGTAAAAAACTCCTGCTGGAAGACCAACAGGAGTTTATACGTATTGTTAAAAAGGGTAAAAAAGACTAGATTTTTAATTTGTTTCTTCATTTCCTCCAGTAGCTGGTGTGTTCTGTGGTGGATCTTGTGCTGGTTCTTGTGTTTGTTCAGGTGCTGCTTCTTTCTCTTCTTTGCCGTTAATCTTATCAAAAGGTTCTTCCATTGTTTCGATTCTTGTTTGGTATTCATCTTTGGCAGCTGCAACATCTCCCTGTTTAGAATCGCCTTCGTATCCAA